AAAACAAAGTCCACAACTTCACAATCCCAACCTTCTTGGCGTAGCACGTGAGCTATACGATGTGCGCCCGTTCCCCTAAAGTTATTAGAGTCGTTTATAGAGAACAGTAAGCTATGAAATTTTTTGGACATACAGTAATTATGTAAATATCCTATTGCTGAGACACTTTATGAAATGCGTAATAACTGGTCATACAACAGGATTAGGTAAAGCCCTATACAATTATTTCCAAACATCAGGTTGGGAAGTTGTTGGAATAAGCCGACAAACTGGTTACGACTTACGTGCCGATTTAACACCAATTGTAGATATTATCAACAATGCAGATTTATTTATTAACAACGCAAATGTTGATAGAGCACAGCTAGAACTCTTGAATTCAGTAAATCATAATATTAAACAAATTGTACTTGGCAGTGTGGCAGGAGAGTTCCATAATCAACTATTATCGGACTATAGTAAACACAAGTTTGATCTTGCTAATCGTTGTAAAGAACTTAGCTTATTGCCAAGTACAAAAATTTTACACATACAAGTTTCGATGCTAGAAGATGCTGTGAACAGCGATGTTTTAATTTCTTACAATGAAGTAATCGATGTTATAGAGTTTTGGTTAAGAAACCCAAGATTTACAAATATTTCTTTTGAGTTTAAACTAACAGATTTTACACTTGAAAGAGCAAAAACAGCATTTAACATATCAAAAGAAAATTTGGATATAATTACAGGAAAAATCAAGTAATGGATAGGTACGATTTATCAAACACACACATTAAAATTTACTATGAGTCTTGTTCAGAGTTTGAAGATGTGCGTGACATTGTACTTGCTGAAGGAAATTGGTTAGGTGCAAACTATACTAAAGACAAACTTGTTGTTGAAAAGCACAAAGGCTTTGGTGTTGTATACCAAACAAGTACAGGTAAACCTATGGTAATGGGGGGTGTATATCACGACGAACGATATCCACATAATGTTGCAAACATCGTTCACAGGGGGTTTACATTTCCAGAATTTAGAATGACGCCGAGAGACATGACTGACGGGTTTAGAGTCACTTACAGTTTAATGAAAGCATTAGAAGCAGTAAATAACTTTGACGGTTATATTCTTACAATGCAAAACAGAGATAAAAAAGAAAGTAAAGGATGGTGGGATAGAGTATTTGTTAAGCACATGTTGATTGCTAGCGAAGGAACGTATACTAACGGAGGTGGCTATATACAAACTGCTCCTTGGAATGTACAAAAGTGCTGGCAAAATTTTGTTTATCATGAAAAAGTTTCAGGTGTTATTACTGAACAATGGAAACCTAAATTAATTACACACAAGGAGTGGTTGCAGTTGGAGCCCGGACTATGAATCTAAATTTAAAAATTAGAGTGTTTCAGACTATAGGTCATTTGTTAAGTTTATGTGGAGTTGCATACATTATGCAAACTGGCCAATACTATCTACTATTAATTTCGTCAGTAGTGTGGTTTTTTGTTGGACCAATTAGTCAAGTACTCACCCTACATAGACTGCTAACACATAGAAGTTTTAAAGTTAACAAAACAACAGAAACACTACTATCGTTAATAAGTGTTATATCAACAGTTGGGCCTACTATGTCCTGGGTAAGTACACACAGAATACATCATGCCAAGACAGATACAGATGATGATCCACATAGTCCAAACATTAACAGAAAGTTTTCTATCTTACGAGGACTACAAGTTTGGATAGGCTACGGTTGGAAGATGCATAAACTAACACCATTTCTTGTAAAAGATTTATTACGAAACCCTGTACATAAATTTATCTTTGACAATTACTTTAAACTTTTAATAGCTTACATATTCTTGTTATTTCTAATCAACCCTATATTAGTGTTATTTGCCTATGCTATACCTATGAGTGCAACTATCTTACTTGTGGGCATTGTTAACGTTCTTGGGCATGTACACGGTTATAGAAGTTACGAAACTAGAGACCTGAGTACTAACAGTTGGATAGCAAATATTTTTAGTATGGGCGACGGTTGGCATAACAATCACCATGCTAACCCACAGAACTATAGAGCTGGAGAGCAATGGTGGGAATGGGATTTAATTGGACGAATCATTGATGTTATCAGAACCGATAAAACTAGTAAGCAATTATAGAGATATACTTAATATTGCATACATGGTTTCAAATGTATGCAATTATAAATGTAACTATTGTTTTGATGGTTGCAATGACGGCACAAAACGATTCAAAGAAGATTGGATCAAAGTATCCGATAATCTTATACACTTGTTAGATTATTATAAAGAACATTCAAGAAAGAAGAAGTTTGAAATTAGCTTATTAGGCGGAGAACCTACGCTGTGGAAGCACCTTCCAGAGTTTTGTTCAAAACTAAAATTACATCACAATGTTTCAATAATGATTGTATCCAACGGATCAAGAACATTAGATTGGTGGAAGGAAAATTCAAAATACTTTGATCAAGTTGTTCTGAGTTTTCACATACAAGAAACAAACATAGATCACTTCATATCTGTTGCGGATGCGCTGTATGAAAACAACATAGTAGTTACAGGACTAGTTATGATGGATCCTGATTACTGGATTCAGTGCACCGAGGCCATCGAACAATTAAAAACTAGCAAACATACGTGGGCAATCAATTTACAAAGTTTAGAAGATAACAGTAAAAGAAAAATTACTTATACAGACGAACAAGCAGAATTTATCAAAACAAATTCTCTAGTTAGAAAAGGAAACTGGTTGTATTTGTTAAAAAATATATTTAAATCATACTACTATCAAAAAGAACCAACTGCAACATTCGTTGACGGAAATAAACGAAAACTTCAGTCCAACGAAGCAATGCTAAATGACTGGAATCATTTTAAAGGTTGGTCATGCAACATTGGAGTGGATAGGTTGTTTATTAATGTTGACGGAACAGTATCTGGTACTTGCGGACAACTGCTGTATGGCGAAAAGTACCACTACAATTTATACGATATTAATTTTAAAGAAAACTTTTGTCCAGAGATTAAGTCGGTAATCTGTAATCAAGCTAATTGCCTCTGCGTTACCGAAGTAAATTTAACTAAGGAGAAAGTTTAGTAATAGGAATATCCGAAGAACATGTACAGAAGTTTCTTGTGCATATAATAGGATCTTCTGTTGGTGTAAAAGTTCCTTGGTATATATTTCCTAGACTACCACCAACTCTACAAGTTGCACGATGTACCTCACCATCCCAGTTAATCATTAAACTTTCAATGCCAGCATTACAACTCCAATCTTTAAATTTATTCAAATGAAGTTTAATAACATCGTTGGCATGAATAATTTCCTTATCGTCAATTACGCAGTTTCCTGAAATAGTAGCATCTTGTTCTTTTATCCATGCAAGGTCGTCTGGATGATAACGCATATCATCAAATAAATCGTGATCACCTTCAGTCCATCGTATGCGCCTAACAGTGTTTGGAATTTGTGCTTGAAGGCATCGAGCACGTAACTGCATCACAGCATCCATATAATCATGATGGGCCATTATTTGTGCTAATACTTTTATTTTTGTCAAATCAACAAGACTTTCTATAGTATTGAACACACGGCGCCAGTCGTATTCTAAATGTATACTAACAACACATTGGTCAATTGGTAAACTGGCATAAAACTCATAAGGTCTAGTTCCGTTAGTTGTTACACTAATCCATGCAACTCCTTTGTACTTTGCGTATTTTATAAGCTCGTCGAACTTAGGATGCACACAAGGTTCCCCACCTGTAAAACTTAAACGTATTGGCTTGCCTAAAGTTTGTAATTTGTCTATGGTCTTTTTTAAGACTTCAATATCTGTGTGAGGGCTAGAATTGTCATGTATAACTGAAGGGCAATAGCTACAATCGTAATTACATCTCTTGCCAAGATTCCATTCAACCTTGATACTATCTTGGTGAGGCCAACGACTTGTTACTTTAAACATACGATTTAAACTCCGGAGTTACATTGGTAAAACTTTGATTTCGAGTTTGATCTAGCCTACGATTAAATTCTACACAATCGCTCCATCTATGACTTTGATCCCTTGCTTGTAGATAGTTAATGTTGTCTTGTATCTGATCCAAGGTGTATTTTAAAAGTTGAGGATGTTGTTTGACCATTTTAAAATCTTTAACATGGTAACTGACTTCCTGCAATCGCTGTATGGCCAACGCTGTTAATTTTGGTGGCAACACTTGAGCAGATAATTCTCTTGGAAACTCTACCCTATGCGAATGAAAAACAATGCCAATATCATCTAAGAAATATTTGATAATTTTATCTAGCACAAGAACATTACTAACTTGTACAGTAACCGCACCAACAATTCTGCTTATGTTAGGAATAGTTTGTATCTTTTTAATATTATCAATCAACTCTGTCCAACTGGCGTTGCCTCGAATATATTCGTAGCTTTCATCAATTCCATCAATACTTATGTTAACTGCAACAGATTTAAATTTAGGCCAGTACTCCCAAATTGTTCTATTGCTCTTTCCTAACATACTTAGGTTAGTAGCATACTTGATTTCAATCTGATTGCCGTAAGGACTTAGCATATCTAAAATACGATAGTGTTGGGGATCCATCAGAGGTTCTCCTCCGGCAAATTCTACACGACGAAAATATGGTAACAGTTTTTCTAAACTTGTCCACCATGCTGGGTTATCTTGAAACTTATCAAGGAACGGTTTGTTTTTTAAATTATTATCTTCAACTAAATGAAATATAATGTTGTTATCTTTTTTATAGAAATCTTCTACTTGATCCCAATCATTCCAGCTAGTGCTGTCTCCGGGGTGGCACATACGACATTTCAAATTACACAAGTTGTTTAACTTTAACTCCATTGTTGGAATTTCAAAAGGCATTGAATAATCACTGTTAAGGTTGTTCAACGCAGTTGGGTATAGATTAATACGTGCCTCTGGTATACGTGCCTCTACGTGACGTTGTCGTAAACTCACTACTCCTTGATCTTCTAAATTAAAACAAGGTTCACACTCCGGAGGTCTTTCATTGTTCAACACTTGTTGACGAATACGCTTCATAGTGTCGTTGTTCCAAATTTCTTCCAAACTTTCTTTATCAATAAACCCAACAGGATGGCTACGACAGCAGGCTTTGATAGCCCCATCTTCTCTAGTTGCTAGTCCTGTAAAAGGATGCATACAAAATGTTTTACTTTGATTGTTCAATTGCCCACTCTCGTTCCTTGCACCAGAAGCATTCACCGCATATGGGAACAACCTGTCCTGGCTTATACGTTGTATAATCAATACCATCGAACTCGCCCTCACAACTGCGAGTTATTTCAAATAAATCCATTAAGTTTAATTCTTTATATTTTTTAACAATTTCAGATTTGTCAATAAATCTAAAAGGATGTAAAACTTCTACACCCATGTGTGTCATTCTTTCTAAGTGTTTGTTATCTTCATTCGGATCAATATCGCGCTCGCGCATACCATTGAAAGATGCCAGTCTTGGATTTCGAGTAACAGCATTGTAGTAAGCATCTATATTATACTTGTTACAAATAAACTCTCCATATGCTCGTTGTTGTATATTATCACCACTGACCTTCTTACCGTACTCGTCGGTTAAATTAGGGCCAATATTACCGTACTCGATATCCGGTGCAATAAAGTTAGTATGGCGTTTAAAATTTGTATGATAGAATCTTTGGAACAACCATTTATATACACGGTCGGCATCATATTGTTGCCACGGGCGTGTCTTCCACATACGCACATGGTTAATAATATGAATTGTAGTGTCATGCTCGTAGGCTTGTTCGCAAACTAGATATGCCAATAATGCGGAGTCCGCACCGCCACTTACACTGATAGCTACATTTTTCCAATTAGACTCGAATGGGATAATCATGATATATTTACTACATAATAGTAGCATATAAATATTTCATGGACAATACTCAAACAGTATTTTGGATGCAACCTGAATCCACACAGATAGGAACTTGGCAGAAACAAATCAAAGATGTGTCTGGTAGTGCCAGTTTTTGTGTATTACCGTGGATACATTTAGCAACACGCCCAAACGGTGATATGCGTATCTGTTGTGTAGCCAATGCTAGTGGTGCAGAAGACGGAAACTATACTGTAGGACTCGTTAAAAAAGAAAACGGTGATCCGGCTAACTTTGGAAAAGATTTACCTAGCGAAGCTTTCAACAACGAGTATATGCGTAGTGTTCGAACTACCATGCTCGATGGGAATGTTCCCGCAAGTTGTAAAAAGTGTTTTGAAGAAGAAAGCAACGGTGTTGTCAGTAAAAGAATATGGGAAACTGGCACATGGCACAAGCATGGAATAGACATTCCTGCGTTAATATCACAAACACAAGAAGATGGCTATGTTCCTTATAAGTTACAGTATATTGATTTACGACTAGGCAATACCTGCAATTTAAAGTGTGTAATGTGTAGCCCACACGATAGTAGTAAGTGGGTTGAAGACCACAAAAAGATTTATCCGCTTTTTCAAAGCCCGTTGATTAAAAAGCAACTTAGTTGGCAACGTACAGGATTTGATAATCGCTGGCACGAGAACCCGGCATTCTGGGAAGAGATATACGAACAGATTCCTAACATTAAACAAATATACTTTGCCGGTGGCGAACCTTTAATGATTAAGGAACACAAAACATTCCTACAAGAAATTATAAAACAAGGGTATGCCGCTAAAATAGAACTACGATATAATAGCAACGGAATATTAATTGATCCTTCTATCATTGAGACATGGAAACACTTTAGAAAAGTTAAGTATGGGTTTAGCATTGATGGTATAGGTGAACGATTACACTATATCCGATATCCAGCAGACTGGGATACTATTGTAAAAAATCTAACAATACTTGACAACGCACCATCAAATATAGAAACTACCATTGCCTGCGCTGTGCAAATATTAAATATTAAACATATTCCAGAATTTATAAAGTGGAAAGTTACTAGTGGGTTTAAAAGAATTAATTTAGACGATAACATTCTAGGCGAAACACATAGCGGAGGAATCTTTAGTGCTCACTTAGTATGGATACCTACTTGGTTAAGTTTAAGAGTACTACCTAAAAAAGATAAAGAAGAAGTTCGCCGGTTATTTGTCGAACTTAAATCTTGGCTAAAAGAAAACTATAGAACTGATGAACATTTTTGGAATACTGACCCTTACGGATGGAAACGATGGGAAGGGATTTTAGATTGGATGGACTCAGAGGATCACACAAACTTGCTTCCCGATTTCCAAGAGTACATTACAGCTTTAGACCAGCAACGTAATACAGATTTTAAAAAAGTGTTTCCTGAACTGGCGCATTTATTATGCTAACACTATTAGATAAAAAATTTAATATCGATCCTATTGTTGAACAAGTTAAATCTCTTGGCGTATTTAAGAGACTTGAACTTAATACTTGCACTGGGCAATTCTTTAACGACCCATGGTTAACTAAAGCTGAATTTAAAAATACTCCTTTGGGCGATGTACTGGATTCTTTAGAAAATATTGGACAAGCACGATTGCTATCATTAGACTCTGGGGAAAGTTATACAGCACATTGCGACCCCGATGACAGAATACACTTGCCTATTATCACTAATCCATATGCATACCTAGTCAGTATCACAGATAATCATCTTCATCATATACCAGCAACAGGAGAAATATGGCACATGGACACTGGCAAAATTCATGTGGCGGCAAATTGGGGTGCAAGCACACGAGTACACTTAAATATTAGAGTGTTGCTTCCTAAGTACAATCCATTAAACGCTGGACTAAGGATCAAAGTGCTTGACGGAGATTACAACTGGAAACAATTAGCTTATACACCAATAATGCGTATTATTAATCCTGCTGTAAAAAATAAAGAAATTACAGGTTTTAAAGGACTAAGCGAAAAGGAAATATTAGTGAACACAAACATTTTTAGTATCTTTGATGAAGCAGTTGAGTCTATAAAGCAATGCGGCATTAATTTAGAAGTTGAAAAACTATAATGGAATTATTCTTTTTTTATTTGTTAAATTTTCACATCATAGTTCTCACTATGGATATGTTAGTACATAGAGGCTATTCTCACGGATATCTTAAAGTGTCACCTGGCTTTGAACATGTTTGTAGATTTATACTTTGGACTATCCGGTGGGGTACTTGGCCGCAATGGTTAAGGATGTCTGCTGGTACACACAGACTACATCATAAAAACAGCGATTCGGAAAATGATAGTCATTCTCCTTATCATATTTCATTAAAGGGCCTATTCAACGCTAATCACAATCCGTATTTTAAAAGGGTTGATCCAAATACACATCTAGACCATGCACCAGATGTTCCTATATACGATGACTGGATGCAACGCAATGTCTATTCAAAATATCCGTATGGCGGAATAGTTTTGATTTCGTTAATATATGGCATGTTGTTTGGGTGGATAGGCTTAGTAGTTGCGCCAATGCTTATGTGGTTTTCCGACAAAGTAGGCCTTGTATTACTAAGTGCATGGCTACCACATAAAGTTGGCCTGTATCGACACGAAGGAAACAAATATCCTGATAGATCATTTAATATGTTTCCGTTAGGAATTTATTTTGGAGGTATGGCTGAACTGCACAGCAACCACCATGTATATCCTAATAGAGCAAATGTTGGAATTAAATGGTTTGAGTTTGATTTGTTTTATTGGTATGCAAGACTGTTTGAAAAATTTGGATGGCTGAAATTTATAGATCGTAAAGCTGACTAGAACAAGTTTTAACACAGGTCATACATTTGTCTTTTCCAGTCCAATAATTTTCTAAATCTTCCCATAGTCCTGGTTGACTTAGTAGTTCTTCTATATTTGCATTATGTAGATTAGGGACACCGATGGCGTTCATCATTTGTTTAGAATTGTTAACTGTTATATTTCTAAGTGTCTGTATAACCATTTTTTCTTCTAACGGCTGTTCTAGATAATCACTTCCAATATAACAACACGGTAATATGTTACCATGCGGGTCAACATAAATTTCTTGTTTATTAACACATTGTGGATTAATTAACGATTCCTCCATAACTTTTTTTGTAAAAGATTTGTCTAAAAAGTTTTCTAAAGGAATCTTTACTTCTTGTTTAAAATTAGGTGTTTCTGCAGGATAGATATTATATGCAAACGTATTGTCTCGATTGTACACAGGAAAAGAATCCATGTTGTAGAATCTTTTTGTGCTTTTAAAGTTAACAGACTTTACACCCAGTTCTAATAAAAAATTTTCTAACTGTTCAACATCTGATTCATTGTGTTTAAAAATTAAACTATCAACTCTAGCAATTCCGCCAGCACCGACATACGCTTTTATATTTTCAATTATTTTGTCAAAGTCCGTGTGGCGCCTGTATAATTCGTGCTTTCCTTTAAATCCGTCAACAGCAAAGATAACTTCTCCATTTTGTCCCATTACTTTTGCCAAGTCTGCCCACCACTGTGACTTTCTTAAACTACCGTTAGTATGCATGGCTAACCTAGCAGTAGGACTTGCATTTCTAACATAGTCATATATTTCAAAACAGTCTGTAGCAAATGCAGGATCACCGTAGTTTCCGCAACTATAAAAATTGTTTAATTTAGAAAGGAACGAAGTTGGGAACCATTGTTTAAAATTATCAAATGTAATTTCTGTATTCTTAATAAAAGGTCGTTCACTGCCGCCGTTGTGATTCCTAGCACACATTGGACATGCGGCCTGGCACTTGTCAGTTAATTCAATATGTACGGCAGTTACTTGATACATTATTTTTTACCAATTACCATAAAGCGTGTATAAGAAGGCAATTCTAATTTGCCTGCATACCAAACATTATCTAAATTGCACTGAGTTTTAAAATCATCTAATGAACTGGAAATTCTTTTATGTTCTGGTATACTATAATTGTTACCCTGTAAAATTAAAAGACTGTTTTGTGGCAAACCGCTCTTCCATAGGTCAAACTCATCTTGTGTAATATGTTCGCAACTAGTATTAATTACAATATCTGCATCGCTTCGGATAGAACACATGTCAGCTGTCACTGCTCTGAACTTACCTGTTTCTAGTTCAAGTTGATTCATACGGTTAGCGACAGGTTCGCACGTAGGATCAATATCAATGCTTCTTATATTTTTAATGTAAAGGTTGCTTTGAAATAACATACTGGCAAGTACACCAACCCATCCTCCATGAATATCTACAGAAGGCCAGTCGTCAACGTGGCATCTAAGCCGTTGTAGTTCCGAAATCAGCCATTCTTTACTGCGTATCTGGCCGCTCCAGAACGCATCTAATGTTCTCATAGGATCTTTGCTTTCTCTAATAGCACACATCCAATGATGTAAATGATCTAGGTCAATGTTCATACGTCACCAAATGAATAACTTCCATAACGGAAGTTTTATTTTGTTTATAAATCTAGGAGGGGATACTTTAGGTAAAGTATTTTTATAACCAAGCATATCTAACAAATCTTTAGAAAATGCTTTGTGCCCTTCTATTCCTGCATGACTGTTGTCTAGTGCTCTTGGGTATAATGTTTCATACGCATCCATTGTTATTTTTAGATAGCGGTGATCTTTAAACATTTTCCAATATCGCTTTTTAACTGCCATTTGATAAAAATTTACTTTCTTCGAATTCAAAATATAATTTGCATGGTCAACAAATAACTCTGACATCACTTGGGAATCATACTCGTCGTATAAGTTATTATAATATGCAACTGATAACTCATCGTAATTATTATGATGCAAATGTTTTATGTTGTTAGGTCCTTCTATTAGTGTATACCTGTTAGGAAAAGACCACAAAATCAAAACAAGGTCGTCTTCCTCAAATTTAAAATTCTTAATCTTATACCAAATTGCTTTGTTACCAGATCCAGATGCTGACATGTTTACACACTGATATCCCAATGCTTTGGCAACTATTTCTGGCCAACATAACTTACTAGGTGTAGACGTTGGTGGCCAGCAATCAGGTAACCCAACTCCGTAACACATAGAGCATCCAAATACAATTAATCTCGACATTTTGGTATCTTACTATCTGCCGAGCTGACACAACTGGGTGTAATACATTTAACTGGTTCCTTAAACAAGGTAAAGTCTTTTAGAGTTCCTAACGGTACATCGTGGCAACTGTAACTACGTTTAACTTCATTACCTCTAATTATAACACTTTGATAGCCGCTATTGCAAGTCCAACCTTTAAACTTATTAAATCCAAAAGCATTGAATCTTTCGGCTTGGTCAAAATAATAATCTTTAAATCCGTCGTTAAGTCTTATTTGGTACACTTCTTCATTATGTGCTGTTTGCGGAAAACCAGTTTGCATTTTGTGTATCATGTCTTCTGTATAACCGTCTACAATAGCACTAGCGGTTTCGTTGCTTTGCGGCTTCAAGGTAACATTAATGCCTCGTTGATGTAACCTAGACATACGATCATATAGCTCATAAAACTTTTCCGGAACCATTACTTGATTAACAGTAACAAAAACATTTTCATACATTAACTGTAAGCACTTATCTCCAAACTCTTGTTCTTTAGCAAACTCTGCGTGATAGCTGGCAGTAATGCTTCGGCGCTGTAGAGTTGATGTGATATCGCACCAAGTTTTCCACCATTTAGATCCTGGACTTAAATTTGTAGTCATGTGGATACTTTGGTATGTACTTCGTTTGTCTGTTTCAAGGTATCTAACCAAATCTAATAGTTCTTTATATGCTGTAGGTTCGCCACCGCTAAAGCTCCAATGGAACTCTGTAAACCCGTTATTTTGGGCTTGACGTTTTATCTCATCGACTGTATACTTGTAAACATCTAGAGATTGATAATCTAATTGATCACTTCTAGCATAGGGCCAGCAGTAGGAACATTTATAATTGCAAAACCGACCTAGTATCCAACTAACTGAAAACAAGGGTCTGTCCAGCATAGTCTGCTGTCCAAAACGGACTATGTGTTCGAATGGTATTTGGTTAAAGCTCATCAGGTGTATTTAACAGTAGTTTATACAGGTACCAAAATAAGTTGACTTTTACCAAAATTGAATATATACTAACAATGTAGACGTGAGTGGAATTGGTAGACCTCCCCTGTGGTGTAACGAACGGCCACAGGGGGAACGGGCCTAGTCAATATGGCGGCTTTGTAGGTTCGAATCCTACCGTCTACACCAGATTAACAACACACAGAGGCACACATGAAAAAGGCAATTTTTGGTACTTGTATAGCTTTAATTGCAGTATTCTTTCTTGTTGGACAAGAACGCGACCAAGGTCCGGTTATGACTTTCGTTGGTTGGGAAAATCCTGAGACACGATTTGATGCAACAAAAAACGAAGTCATGGATGTGCGTTTGCGTTGGAAGGTTGTAAAAGATGTTAACAAGGCCTGTAGCGAAGAAAGTGTACGCCGCGGAGGCAAAGTTTTCAACTACAACATACAAGCCTGTTCATTCTGGGAAGGTAAAGAGTGTATTATTGTCACTCCACGTATGGCAACCATTCACAATGTCGGTCATGAAGTTCTTCACTGTTTCCGAGGAGACTTTCATTGAAACCTGTATCTTCTAGTCCCCAGCGTCATACCTTTCAAAAGGAAGCATATCTAGAACGATGTGCTAAAGACGGCAAGGAACCTAGCAAAGCATATCTCGAAATGTGGGAAAACACAGCCAAGCAAGATGCTGAATGGGCTGAGAAAGAACACAAGAACGACATGGAGTATGACCTCCGTACTTGCGAGTGGATGCTAGACAAAGTGCGCCAAAGCGATGCCTACGCCCAAAACCTATATGCTGCCATGTGCAATATGCAATGGCAAAGCCGTGAGTTTTGGCAAGAACTAAAAGGTGAAACTTGGAGTTGCTCTTGGAGATATGCTGGCGGTATAATTGCTGACATGCGTCAAGAAGGTGATTACATTGATTGGTACTGTTCAGGTATGGGTGGACTCAATCAAGAGTACGAAGGTGAAGAAACTAATGAAGAATGGCAAAAGCGCACGGGCTATGTCCCTGAAGGTTGTGTAACTGAAGAAATCGAATTCGACTTGAATAAATTAGGGTGGAGGCCAGTACCTTACTCTGATGACGAATTAACAAAATAAATATACCATGGAACAAGAAAACGAAAAATTCATTTTTACAGCAGAAGACATTTTTCAAGAAATCCCAGGAGATCCTGAAAATGTCATGATGAAGTTTCCAGACGAAGTATTAAAACTTACTGGATGGAAAGAAGGGGACGTTTTGGATATCAAACTAGAGGACGGTAAAATCGTAGTAACTAAGAATGGCTAAAGACGACATTTTAGAACTCACAGGCACAGTTGACGAAGTACTACCGGGTAACATGTTTAGAGTAAAGGTTGATAACATGAATCAAATTATACTCTGTTACATGGGCGGTAAGTTAAAACAGCACAAGATTAGGATCATTCTAGGCGACAAAGTTAAGATAGAAGTCAGCCCATATGACCTTACAAAAGGTAGAGTAACTTATAGGTTATAATATGAACTCAGTAATGGAAACCGTTTGCCTAGTATGTAACAAAGTGCAGGCACATAATTCAAACGGTTCGACCTTTACTGAGGTGCTAAAGTCTCTACGCAAAGAATTTAAAATCCACGACATTGAATTAAAAATACGTAGTCGAAAAGACAAGACGTTAGACTCTGCTGAGTTTTATGTTCACGCATATTATGACGCCTACGATGATCAAAACCTAGATATTCCAATTGAAGTTGTTATTAATAATAATTTCAATAAAGAACAAGTGTGGGACATCAGACAAGTCAAAGACTTTTTAATACAAGTTTACGATGCAGTGGTACACGAAAAAAGACACCAGCGACAAAGTAGAAAACGCAACTATGAACAATATTGGGATCATCATGATGCGGGTTACCACTATAGAGAATACTTACAAGACCCCGACGAGCTTGATGCGTATGCGTTAAGTATTGCTATAGAGCTTTGTCGTACTTTGGGCAAACATCGTGCGCTGAGGTATATGCCCAAATTTACCACGTTGGCTAGAATGAAAATAAACGGCGATTTTGCCAGCCCAAACCTAAATGCGTATGTAAGTCATTTTGAACGTCCAGTTAGTCCAATCTTAAGACGTTTGGCTAAAAAGGTTTATGTACGTTTGAAAAAGATTGACACTGACTACATTTTCCAGTAAAATATAACATATTGTTAATTTGAAAGAGCGAAATGAATCACCCACTCCAAACGGTGTTGGAATTGGCTTGTGCGGCCCAACGCATCAACAAAGACTACATTAAATTTACCGAGCCCGTTTATTCCGATGACAATAAGCTCATGGCTTATAAATGGGATAACAAACTGTTGATGCGTCTGACACTGGACCCGGCCATATTCAAACCAGCAGACGACGGGTTGAAACCTCCTTTACTATGTACCAATAAAGAAGACACAGACTTGGCGGACGAAATCCAAAAGTTTTATCGTAGGTTGTTGTTTGCGGCTGTTGAAGGCGAGAACGAGTTTCTAACTGAAATTAATGCGCTTCTTAATTCTACAGACGTCCCAGAAAATAAATTTGGTTTTATTGCCTGTTTGCCCAGCGTATTCAAACGTGACTATGGTAGATATCAAGTTGAAAAGAAAGTTAAACAAGCCGATGCCGAATATCTAGCAGACATTGGTGAAAGTCTTTTAGACTTGGACTGCGAAGTGTTATCATGTCAACGTTCAAAAAACTTTGATGCTTTTAACATTGATGCTATAATTAATAACAAAATGGTTTCTTGGATGAGCAAATATGAACTCAAACTTGGACCTGCTGTTGTTGTGAAGGCAAAGGTAAAAGATCATAACAAACATTGGAAATTTGAAAATCCTGTGACTAGACTAAACTATGTAAAGGCGGTGCAATGAGCGAAGAACACGAATACGAAGTTTATGCCAAACGAATGGAAAGTCGTTTTCCAAAGATGTATGGTGGAAAGTACGGCGGGTTTGCTATTGGCAAAGGATGGTATCCTCTGATTGAAAAACTTTCAGAAACTATCCAAAATCATATTGACAACAAACACAAACGTGGCGAGGTTTGCCCGCAAGTTATTGTAGAACAAGTTAAAGAAAAATTTGGAACACTTCGCTTCTATTATCAAGGCGGCGATGAATTTATTAGCGGTGCAGTTTGGCTTGCCGAAAGCATGACTGGACACCTTTGTGAAGAGTGTGGCGGGCTCGGCACCACTCGTGGTGGTGGATGGGTACGCACCTTGTGTGATGTACACGAAGCAGAGCGTCAGGCTCGTATTGAAGAACAGGCAAGAAAGGATGGCTTAGAGCTATGACTGATAAAAAAGAATTGAAAATTAATTTTGCACCAGGTTGCTTTGATAACTTTGAAGGCACCCAAGAAGAACTTGATGAGCTCATTGCAGACATTCAAAAAATGTTTGAGGGTAAAACCGCAGAAGAACTAGAAGCAATGAGTCGTCCACTAGACGATGACGACTTTGAAGAACTGCCAGAAGAGGTTGTAGAACAACTTATGAACTCTTTTAATAACAGTGAAAAAAGGAATTTGCAATGATTACACTACAAGAATATCTTGAAGCTATTCAATTTAAAATCACCGAAGGATCCAATTACGGTTGGAACTGCTACGGACCCGATGCCCGTTATCTAGATTCCTACAAAGAAGACCAATATAGTATTAGTGCCCTGTTTGACAGCAAGGATCAATTTGTCTATGCCGTTGAATTGTGGGATTATGTAAACCGTAAAGAATATCGCTGGCAACACCCTGACTATAAAGAAGCGTTTCTTGCAGAAGCATCTGAACGCGAGATCGATCCAACCGAAAGTTTAGACAATAGTAAGTTCATTGACTTAGACGTTCCTGAAGATATTTTAGAAAAAATTTGTGCAGTAGTCCGGGGAGAAGAATACGATGATCGTGTAAAAGTTCCGGTTGACTTTACTGATGAAGAACTGTTAAAATACATGAAACTGGCACATGAACGCGATATAACTTTCAACGAACTCGTTGAAGAAGCGTTGCGTTTTGCCATCGAAGAGCACAAAGCTGGCCGACTTACCAAAGAACATGCACAGCAATTTATAAGAGAACGAAATGAAAATTACCCTAGCGTCTGACCTCCACTTAGAGTTTTCAGACTGCTTCGAACTTAAAAACGAGAACAATGCAGACGTGTTGATCCTTGGCGGTGATGTTATGATTGCCGAGGACCTGCACGACCACCCTCATGTTCCTAGCATCTACGAATACGGTTCATTTGCTGAACTAGGTCGTAAGCAGAAGCGTGTGCAGACATTCCGTGACTTCCTGACTCGTATGAGTAACCTGTTTCCACATGTTGTCTATGTTGCAGGTAATCACGAATTCTATCACGGCAAATGGGTTAAGGGTATTCAGTACCTCAGAGATGAGTGTGCAAAATTCCCCAATGTTCATTTCTTAGAACGCGACTCGGTTAAAATTGATGATGTAACTTTCATCGGTGGTACCTTGTGGACTGATATGAACAAATATGATCCGCTTACACTTCACGCTGTTCGCGACATGATGAACGACTTCCGTATCATTAAAAATGACGAAAAGGGCTACACTAACCTGAAGCCTGCGGATACTGTAGTGCGGCATCGCGAAACGCTGGCATACATCAAAACTGTTATAGCAGAAAAGCACGATGAAAAATTTGTTGTTGTAGGACATCACAGTCCTAGTCACCAAAGTGTTCATCCACAGTATGCACACGAAACACTGATGAACGGTGCTTATCACAGCGACTTGAGTGAGTTTATTTTGGATCATCCACAAATCAAATTGTGGACACATGGACACACTCATCACTGTTTTGATTACATGGTAGGCGAGACCCGTGTTGTATGTAACCCACGCGGTTACCAAAGCGATGGTTACGGCGAGGACACTGGCTGGAACCCTAACATTATTTTGGAGGTTTAAATGGCAGAAGAACAGAAATTGTCTGTTGTTGATATGATCAGACGTACCGGTCATAACACCGCAGAGTTTATGGAAAAGGTAGCGGCTCATATTGAGCAGTTAGAGTATGAAGTCGTTCGACTTAACGAACGAGTCAACCAACTAGAAAGCCAAAATGGAAAAGTTGAATCTAACTGAACAGGAATTGGTACTATTTAAAAAATGGCTAAAAGGCCATTTGGCTTTTGGTCCAGTAACTGTAACCTTTACCAAAAAAGATGGTACCGAACGAGTGATGGAGTGTACAACTGCTCCATCGCTTGTTCCACTTGACTTAACTGAAGAAAAGCATTATACTAACACTGACAGTCCAATAAACTTTCCGGCACCAAAGCGTGAACGCAAGGTAAACGAAGATGTTTGCCCTGTTTACGATTTGGAGTCAAAGCATTGGAAAAGTTTCCGTTGGGATTCAATTAAACAAGTAAGATTGGAAATAAAGTGAAAATTGGTCTTAGTTATAGCCGTTGCGTTCGTGACATTGTAGAAGGCAAAGTCGACATTGACGATGTTCTTGTTATCATTGCTCGTACAGATTTTGACCCTAGAGATGATCTACAATGGCAAAGTATTTGGCAGGGCTACGGTGGTGGCAGTGACGGCAACATGATGCGTGGCTTCTTTGGTGGTAGTCATCCAGAGTGGGCTGGATATACTGATGCAGATGAAGAACAATTCCGTAGTGTTAGTATCGCTCTGGTAGAATCTGGCAAGTTCCACGAGCCTAGGAAGTTTGGTGCTCACCCACGCAGGCTCCCGCATATTTGGTTGGAAACAATTCTACCTAGTGAAGAACTAGATAAAAACCCAGGTGTTAAGGCCGCTTGGCAAAAGTTTCAAATGCTGGCTGGTCTTAGCGATGTTCAACTTGTTGATGACCACAGAGTGTGAAAACATTAATCGTTTTGTTGACAGCGGCACTGGTTGGCTGTAGTGGCCAGCCTTTGCCCACTTACCAACAACTTCAAAACTATCCGCTAGATTGTAAGAAACGTGCTGACCAAATTTGGGATCTCAAGGATATCTTACGTCTAAAATTCATGGATCGTAGTACTGAAAAACTCGAAGGAGAGGACAAGGCATATCATTCTCTCTTGAAAGAACACATTTGGTGGTTTGCTTATAACTGTGAACAATGAAAACTATTCTTATAACTTTACTGTTGATTAGTAATGTTGCTTGGGCAGATTGCACCATGCGGCAAGCCAGCCAATTGACTAAAGATAGGCAAGTTAGCGATATTGAGAATTTGGTGAAAGAAAAGAGTCACCAAAAATGTCGTGTTAAGTTCAGCGTCAAAGTTGACGGCGACACACATAATGTGGATTGGACACACGAAGATTATGGCGATCCAGAAATTAGTTGCCAAAAAGCCATCCAAAACGGAATGAATGAGCTGTACATAAGATTAGGTGGAGACTTTAGGACCGAAGTTCATACTGTTTGTAAAGAAGGCCCAGTACCAACCAAAGTTCGTTGGAAAATTGGTGACACGGCTATGGAAAACGAATTTAGTTTTGATCCCAAAAAACCAAAATACTTTAAACATGATAGTACCAAATGTCGTTTCTTTACCGAACGATTTGAAGGAAAAATGTCCAAAGGTGTAATTTGTAAGAACGATGATGAACTTTGGACTGTTATGGATAAATGGTAGGTTGACATTCGAACACATAGAACATATACTAACACTATCGCAACACACACACAGGAGAAGATTGTGACTAAGTGGATTGTTATTTTGGCAATTGTTATTTTGGCACCTACATTTGTTGTTAATGTTTTTTCAAATGGTGTAAACTTTGTAAGCACCCAAGGTAAAGCATTGGTGTCAGAGATAGCAAAGGAAGCAACTAAAACCGTTCAGGAGTCGTCAAAATGAAAACATTGATTGCTGTTATTTTGGCTGCTACTGTTTCTGCTTGTAGTACATCAGCAGGTTTGGTCAAAGGACTAGGCGAAGATATTAAAGCCGGTACTGACTGGACTGCTTCTAAAATCAAATCCAATTGAGGACTAAAATGAAAAAGACACTATTACTTCTACCCGTTATTGTTGCTCTAACTGCTTGCGGTACTACCGATCCTTATCTAAAACGAGCAGAAGCAGAGCGCGAACGTCAAGCCGACGCACAACAAAAGGTTCTGGACAAGACCCCTGACTGGTATAACAAAGTACCAACTAGCGCCAGTGCTGTTTATGAAAGCGGTTTTGGTAGTTCGTTTAACATGGCAGATGCTGATGCTTACGCCAAGACAGATGCTTACGGCAAACTGTGTATGGCGGCAGGCGGCAAAACTAGTCAACAAACAAAAGTCTACTCAACCGAAGGCGAAAATAGTCGCACTCAAGTAAATGAACGTGCCACTAAGAGCTTTTGCCCAAATGTTGATTTGACTGGTGTTGAGCAAAAAGAAATTAAGCGTATCCAGGCAGGTAATAAGATTCACACCTATGTATTGGTTGTACTGCCTACAGGCGATGCTAACGTCCTACGCAAGGCCAAAGAAGCACACGCAGAACGTGAGCTGGCTTTGAAACGTGCTCCTGAAGCATTTAAAGAATTGGAGCGTAATCAATGATTAGACTTTGGATCGTTTTTATTATCTTTGCCGTCTTGATTCACTTTGGCATTACTGCCTGGAGAAACATGGAAGGTAAGGAAAAATGGACCTTGACGAAGTCCATCACTTACAGTATAATTGTTTCGCTGTTAGCACTAACTGTGATGACTGCAATAGTAATCGTTTTTTAAAGGATTTATATGATTAACGATTTTTGGTTGAGGCCTTTGTATTTTGTACTAGGCTTTGTGGTTTGCTTCTTTCTTATGGTAAAAGGATTTATTTAAAATGAAACGTCTTGTAACTCTTGGTATTCTAGCTGGCGCTGTTTTGATGACTGGCTGTACTCGTATCGAAACCGGTGAAGTTGGTGTTCGTGTTGGCTTTGATAAACAGGTACAGCAAGGTGAATTGCTACCTGGTAGTTTTAATCAAGTTATTATCGGAGATGTTCTTACATTCCCAATCAAAGACGTTAACGTCAAATTGGAGGACATGACTCCTGTTGCTAAAGATAATAGCACAATGAAAGAACTTGATGCTGTAGTTATCTATAACATTAACCAGGCACAGGTTGCTGAACTTTATAGTCAAAAGAGTCAGGCATTCCATGCTCGGAACAACGGTGACATTTATCTGATGTACAACTACATTGTTCAAACTACTCGTAACGCTATCTACAAAGAAGCTCGTAAGTACGAAGCACTGGACATGGCAGACAATCGTCAGGCGATGGAACAAGCAATTAAAGAAACTATTCAAAAGTCATTGGCTGAAGAAAAGCTAGACGGCAGTTTGGTTATTGGTCAGGTCCTTATTCGTAATATTGTGCCGGCCGACTCTGTTGTAGCATCAGCTAACGATTTGGTTAAGGCTAAAAACGAACTCAAGCAAAAGGAAGTCGAAGTTAAGACTGCCGAAGCAGAAGCTCGTCGTATTGCAGCTTTGAATACCAATGCCAGTGCTATTCAATATATGGATGCACAAGCTCGTATGAAACAAGCCGATGCAGCATTGAGAGTGGCAGATGCTATTGCTAGTTTCAAAGGTCAAACTTTGGTAATTGGCGCAGGCGCTAATGTCAATGTAGGCAAGTAATGAAATTGTTCGAAAGAACAGGCGGACACTGGATATTTTATATCAGTGTCGCCTACTTTGTAGTAGGAATGTTCAGCATTTACAACGGTGCAGATCTTACGTGGGCAGGACCGTTGTATATTTTCTTTCTATCAATGCCCTTTTGGTTTCCCCCTTTAGGGCGTTCCATTAACCTAGATGTAACCTGGGATCAAAAGATGTTCAATTTTTTCAGACAAAAGCCTGCTAAAGAATTCGCAGACGAAGCAAGTAATGTCTACAACCTTCCAAAGCCAAAAGCAGTACCTCCTATGCCTGAAGTAACGCCTCCTAAAAAGGAAGATCCTGCTAAGATTTTCTATCGCTTGGGTCTAACCGATAATAACCGAGTTGCGTTTAGTATGGGTTACAGTGAAATACTAATGACACATGCAGGTTGTCAACAAATGATTGACCAACTTACATTCTTCCAAAGTCAGTTATATGACGACGATGGACCCAATGACGATCCAGACGGCGGGTTGCCGTTACCAGAAGAAGTTGAACATAAAAAGGTTGCATGATGAGCGGACGAGGTTTTATAATGCAAGAACCCGACTCAGCTTGTGAGCTGTGCGGTAAAATAGACGAGTGCAGACCATACGGTCCAAACGATGAACAAATATGTTTTGACTGTGCTATGGCTACACCAGAGTCTAAAGCTATTGCTGAAAAGAAGTTAGCAAAGTATATTTTTGGAGAAGAAGAATAATGCCACGTTTGGTACCAACTATTATTGAAAAAGAAGCACAAGGGGAACGAGCATACGACATTTACAGTCGTTTGCTCAAGGATCGTATTGTAATGCTAGACTCGGATGTTGACGAGCATATGGCTAGTCTGATCGTAGCCCAACTACTATTCCTAGAGAGTCAAGGTAATGAAGACATTAATTTCTTCATTAACAGCCCCGGTGGTAGTGTAACTGCTGGACTGGCTATCTATGACACCATGCAGTTTATCAAACCAAAGGTTGCAACCTATGTTATTGGGCAAGCTGCAAGTATGGGCTCGTTCCTGGCACAAGCAGGCGAACCAGGCAAGCGATTTGTCTTGCCTGAAAGCCGCACAATGATTCACCGTGTTAGTTCAGGTACGCCTAGCACACGCGGTAGTATCCACGTACAGGAACTGGAATTTGAAGACGCAAAACGACACTTTGAAGAGTCAAAAAGACTGAACAAGCGTCTTACCGAACTGTATGTCAAGCACAATACCAAAGGCAAAACTTACCAAGAACTGTTTGAAACCATGAAGTTTGATACATTTTTGAGTGCTCAAGAAGCTGTAGAATACGGTTTTGCGGATCAAGTGATTGCCAAGCGGCCTTGAGTTCTTTTGGATTTTCTGTTAAAGTATAAATATACGCAGATAATCCAAAGGGCCCAATCGTGAAACGTCTAGAAGACTTTACCGCGCAAGATCGCATTGACGTAAAATTACTCGAAAATCATACACATTTTTTAGTAGGCGAGATTAGCGAAGATAATGTAAATGAGTGTATTAAGTGGATAACTTACGAAAATCTAGATTCGAAAGATAAAGTCCTGACTCTGTACATCAATTCGACAGGCGGAGACTTGTATCAAGCCTTTGCCCTAATCGATGTCATGAACAGCTCAACCCATTCAATACGGGTAATTGGTATTGGCGCTGTAATGAGCGCAGCGTTCCTTATATTTGCCAGCGGCACCAAAGGTGAACGATTTGCTGCTCAAAATACCAGTTTCATGTGCCATCAATTTTCCGCAGGTGTCGAAGCAAAGTATCACGACATCAAAGCTGAAATGAAAGAAAATGAATCGCTCAACGCTAAAATGGTTCAAATTCTAAAAGATGCTACTGGTCTAATTCCATCAAAAATCAAAACCAAATTATTGCCAGCATCTGATGTCTACTTAACTGCTCAAGAAGTTGTAGAATTTGGTGTTGCTGATTACATACTAGGCGAAGAAGAAGAGTAATATAGGTTGACTTTGTATCTTAACGACTGTATAATACAAGTATTATAGATAATCGTTTGGAGTTAAAATGAGCGACCCGTGCCAGTATGTTATTTCTAGTTTGGAAAATCACCCTAGCCGTTTAAACAAAGAAGCCATTATTTTGGCACAAGCAGAAGCAGGTAATGACGAATTCTTTGAAGGTTGCCAACTCGCATTAGATTCAATGATTACGTTTGGACTTAAACAAATACCGGAGAAGAAAGATGAAGATGGCCCTGGGCTTAGTTGGAATGATTTTATTGTGCTCGTTAGCGGTCTACGTGATCGTCACCTCACCGGCAATGATGCCCGTGATGCCGTCGCTGAGGTAATAAAACAATCTACTAAATCACAATGGAACGGGTGGTATCGTCGCATCCTTATCAAAGATTTGCGTTGCGGTGTCAGCGAAAAAACAATCAATAAAGTGGTGGAGAAAGATTATGCGGACTATATTATTCCTGTGTTTAGTTGCCAACTTGCTCATGACAGCGCAAATCATGAATCCAAAGTTTCAGGTAAAAAATATATTGAAGTCAAACTCGATGGAGTTCGTGTTCTTGCTATTGTGCGTACAAATGGGCATGTTAGTCTTTTTAGCAGGAACGGTAAGTCATTGGATAACTTCCCCCACATAGAAGAACAGATTAGTGCCGTTGTAAAAAAGGATCCTCCTAAATACGACCTTGTGCTAGACGGTGAAGTTATGTCTAGTAGTTTCCAAGACCTTATGAAGCAAGTACATCGTAAAAGCGATGTTGAAGCGCAGGATGCTGTTTTACACTTGTTTGACATGTGTCCGTTGGATAAGTTCCAAGAAGGCAAGTGGGACAAGGATCAAGAAACTCGTAGTCTGTATGTCTATGAGTGGCACAAGAAACACAAGGCAGATTTACCTAACGTTGCAGTTGTTGGTCATGAACTAGTTGACCTCAACACAGACGAAGGCAAGAAACGTTTTAAAGAAATTAATCAATTCGCCATTGACGGCGGATATGAAGGCATTATGATTAAAGATCCTAATGCACCTTACGAATGTAAGCGTACAGCAAGTTGGCTCAAACTCAAGCCGTTTATTGAAGTATCGCTTGGTGTTGTTGCTGTTGAAGAGGGCACAGGCAAGAACGTTGGTAAACTAGGTGCTCTAGTATGCGAAGGTGAAGATGATAATAGATCAATTCGAGTCAACTGCGGTTCTGGGTTTACTGATTCTGACCGCGACACTTTTTGGAATAGTCGTGAAACCCTTATTGGGCAAATTGTGGAAGTCCGTGCTGACGCTATCACGCAAAACCAGGATGGAAGTTTCTCTTTACGCTTTCCGCGCTTCCTACATTTTAGAGGGTTTGACAATGGCGAGAAAATTTGATATACGCCGATCCATGCACAAAGACATGTTGTATGGATCGTTACTTGAACTTAGTCAAAACGCTCGTGTTTGGCACGAAAGCTCTGTAAGTCCAGAATACAGTCACTTGACAGAAGATGGAAAAGCCGCTATTATACATGTTGTTGAAGAACTGTTTAGAGGTCTTCAAACCATTCACAAACAAGAAGTCAACGAAGAAGCTAAACGGCAGACGATGGAAGCACTCAAGTGAAAATAGTCAAGTGGGCATTCATAATATGGTCAATCCTTATGACTATACTTGTCCTGTTGGCTGTTCTTCATCGACCCAAGAGTGCTCGAGTTGAAACAAATTTGTTTTGTGCTTACAACAGAGTTTTTGTAGAATTTGAAGAAAATGGTTCTAAGTGGGGAACTATGATGTTAGACTCTATTGGAAGACCCATTCCGTGTTTTGAACACGACGAAGTAAAAATTGAAAATACAATTTAAGGAAAATTATGACAAATCCGTTTCGAGATCAAGAAAAATTTATGCGGGCCTGTGATCAAACTACAGACACGTTTAATCAGGATCAATTCAAACTATATCTAGAATTGATGAAAGAAGAATGGAAAGAATTGCAGGTTGCTATCGACAATAATGACCAAGTAGAAACACTGGATGCTTTACTGGATTTTATTGTTGTAACAGTGGGCGCAATTCATAGTGCAGGGTTCGATGGCGAAGGCGGTTGGAAGGAAGTCATGCGTACTAACTTTGCCAAAATTGATAGCGAGACGGGTAAAGTACGCAAAAGAGAAGACGGAAAAGTCCTAAAACCTTTGGGTTGGACTCCTCCAGAATTAAATAATTATTTACACAAGGAGTAAAAAATGTTTGGATCTAGTTATACAGGCGGTGCAATTTACCGTTCAGCAAGTGATATCAATAGTGCAATGAGTCGAGTTTACGGACACATGGGTCTTGCCGTTATTACTTCGATGATTGTTAGTTTCTTAGTAGGAACTAATGCTACTATGATGCAATTCTTTTTCACCGGCGCAATGAAGTGGCTTGTAATTTTTGCACCGTTGGTTGCAATTTTAGGTGTCAGTGTTGCTATGGAAAAGATGAGTAAAAGTGCTTTACAAATCTTTTTACACGGATTTGCTGCGCTAATGGGTTTGAGTTTTGCTACAATTTTTGTAGTCTATAACATGGGCAGTATTGTAAGTGCGTTCATGAGTGCCGCAGTTTTGTTTGGCGTTATGAGTGGATACGGATACTTTACCAAAAAGAATCTAGATAGTGTTGGCCAATTTATGTTTATTGGTTTGATTGCTATCATCATTGCCAGTGTTATCAATATCTTTATTGGTAGTACTGTAATGCAAATGGTAATTTCAGCTATTGCTGTTATTATTTTCCTAGGATTGACTGCTTACGACACACAAAAGATTCGTGAAATGGTCAGTTACGACAATGACGGTAAGGCCGAGGTAATGGGTGCATTGACACTATATCTCGATTTCATTAACTTGTTCTTGAGTTTGCTACAACTATTTGGCGGTAAGAAAGACTAAAATGCGTAACCACTACTGGACATGTTCAAAATTTGCCGACTGGCTTCGAGGTACCACCAAAGGTGGTGCTAAGACTAGTGAAGGCTGGGCAGAATGGGAAGAGAGGGCCAAGGCCGCTTATCCCGTTCGGTGGTGGCTTGCTGAAGAAGGTTTAGACATTCTTCAAAATATCGTCTTTTATATTCCAGATAAACTATATGGCCTCAAGTACTATGTTAATAATCGCTGGGTCACTAAAACCCATGCTCTTACGGCTCATGCTCGTGATATACCTCGTGGTGAGTGGCGCGATGTTGGCAATCGCTTTCTCCCATGTCTCTTTAACGAACTAGTCGACTTTGTTGAAGTTGAACTAGCTTGGTGGCACATTGCATGGGCAGATGCAGACGAAAAGAACAAATACAAAGCACCTTGGTATGCTACAGGTTGGTTCCGCTGGAGAACTTGGCGTTGTCCGCAAGCTGGCCTAGATAATCTAGAATGGCAACGTCAACTTCGTTGGAAAGAAGATGAAGTCGGCCCTGATTCAGATAACCTAGGTAAACTCACACCACAAGCAGAGAAGGCACAAGAAATTTTAGACTTGTACAAGTGGTGGACTGAAGTATATCGCAATCGTCCAGACCCACATGATGCAAGTGGATGGAGTGCTTACTGCGAAGCAAGCCGACTAGCCAACGGTGGTCGTCTAAGCTGGGGAGGAGATAAAACTCCTGAACTTAAAAAGATGAGCGACAAAGCACACAAACTACTTCGTAAGATTGAAGCGGCTTATGAAAAAGAAGATGAAGACATGATGATTCGTCTTATCAAAGTCCGACACGGTCTATGGACATAGAAGTCAGGCAAGGAAATCGTAAATGGATAGCAGAGGTTTGGAGCGATGATCAATCCGAACCTCTTGTTGTACAAGGATATAACGAACCTTACCCAGAAGAAACTTACGTAGAAATAAATCAATGGTGCATAGATAACTTAGGTTATCATGCCCGAACTGCATACCACGTGTTTGAATTTAAAAAACGTTCGGACTTAGACTGGTTTATATTACGCTGGAACTAATTACTGTATGAACGATAAAGTTATTTGGCTTAGACAAGCAAAACAAATCTTAGATAGAACCGGCCCAGGCATGTGCCTTGCTAAATGGCTACAGGTCACTCTACATTTACAAAACGGCCACACCCATAGTTGTCACCACCCTAATACACATAAAATTCCTATAGAAGAAATACAGGAAGATCCTAGCGCATTACACAATACCAAGTTCAAAAAAGAACAACGTAAACTTATGATGACAGGATCTCGGCCAGAAGAATGTCATTTTTGCTGGCAAGTTGAAGATAGTGCCCCGCCAGACAGTGATATTTTCAGCGACAGAGTCTACAAAAGTACAGACGACTGGTCGGGGAAAGACCAATACTTTAATGTAATGTATGCTGGATGGGAAAGAAATATCAAGCCTACCTACTTAGAAGTCAGTTTTAGCCATGCTTGTAATTTTAAATGTGCTTATTGCAGCCCGCACATTAGCTCTAAGTGGATGGAAGAAATTGAAAAGTTTGGCGGATACCCAACTGGTTTAGGGTATAACAATCTTGAACATACCAAGTATCAAAACAAAATGCCTATCCCATTAAAGGAACACAACCCTTATGTAGAAGCATTTTGGAAATGGTGGCCTGAAGTTTATGCTACCCTACATACTTTCCGAATTACAGGCGGCGAGCCTTTAATGAGTAAAGACACATTCAAAGTACTCGATTATATTATTGAAAATCCAAATCCAAATCTTGAGTTGGCTATTAATAGTAACTGTGTATTGCCCGATAAACTGTTTGATAAGTTCCTTGAAAAGATTAAAATCATTCAAGAAAACAAAATGGTCAAAAAGTTTACTCTGTTTACCAGTGCCGAGGCATATGGTAAGAAAGCAGAATACATACGCAACGGAATGGTGTACAGTACTTGGCTAGAAAATTGTCACAGATACTTGAACGAAGTGCCGGATGGTAATTTCAGTATCATGTCAACATATAATGCACTTTCAATAACTTCCTATATGGAATTTTTGAAAGACGTGTTGATAATGAAACTTAAATTTTATAAAGAAACTAGGACCATTGGTTTAGATATCCCTTACCTGGATAATCCAAAATGGATGAGTGTTAGAATTCTTCCTGTTGAGTATATTGATATGCTGTTAGAGCAAGTTCAATTTATGAAAATGAACCATTGCGATGGAAAAGGATTTCAAAATTGGGAAATAAACAAGCTCGAACGCATACAATACCTGATCAAAGAGAATAAAGAAGTTGTCCATTTAAAAGATTTTGGTTTATTTTTTGATGAGCATGATCGTAGACGCGGCACCAATTTTTTGGAAACCTTTCCAGAGCTAACCAAATTGTATAATCAGTGTAAAAACATCGATTGACATGCTACATATTTGGTGCTATAATACTTGTATTGTTAATTAATTAGGAGCTCTAAATGGCTAAAGCAGCAACCAAAACTCGTGTAACTAAAAAGCAAGTTATTGCTCACCGTACTCGCGCAGTCAAAGATACTAGCCCAACTTGGGATGGTTGCGAGAACATGAGTGCCGACGAGTTTAACCGCCACTTCCGCCGTTCGATGGACTACTACCGCCTTGAAGCAGATAGCAAACTGTTCAAGCCTGCTGTTATTAAATGGCTCGAAAGCGTCGGCGGTGCTAAAAAAGATATTGCCCTGCTTAAAAAAGCAAAAGACATCCGTTTCAATTCAACAATGGGTGCCATTGCCGCATGTTTGAATCGCGGTATGCCTGCTAAACGTGCTGACTTTAACGAAGGCCGCGATACTGCTGAATGGTTGCGTAACGCTATTGTTAAGGTTATCGAAGAAGCAAAAGACGATATCGATCCAGAAACTGCTAAAGCTCTTGAAGCGGCTAAGCCTGCTGTTTATACTCCTAGCATCCAAGAACGTGTTCGCGATGCGGCTATGAACATGACTGAAGAACTGGAAGATGCGTATCATGCTTTCCAAACTGATCCGGAAAACTTCGATCCTAAAGCATTTAAGATCCTAAGTCTGTTGCGTGGTAAAGGTGTAAAAGCCGCACACGCTCGCATTATTAAAGACTTTTATGCCCGTGACTTGGCAGAACTGTTGGAACTTGCAAGTGGTAAAGCCGACGAACAATTGAAAGAAGGTTACAGTCATCGTAGCCGTAAACAAATTAAAAACTTCATCGTATTCTTGCAAGAAATTGAGAGTGCTTGTAAGATGCTTATGGAAGAAGCAAAGGTTAATAAGAAGCCTCGTGCTAAGAAGGCTGTACCTGCTGAAAAGGTAGTTGCTAAACTCAAGTACAAAAAGACAGACGAGCCACTTAAATTGGTGTCTATTAACCCAACAGACATCTTGGGTTCCAAAGAACTTTGGGTTTACAATACTAAGAGTCGTAAACTTGGCAAGTATGTTGCTAACGAGTACGCAGAACTTGGTGTTAAGGGTACTACAATTACAGGCTTTAACGAAGCGCAGAGTATTTGTAAGACTATTCGTAAACCCGAAGAAAAACTCAAAGAGTTTAAGTCGGCCGGTAAGGTACAGTTGCGTAAATTCTTAGAAGATATCAACGCCACAGACACCAAAATGAATGGTAGGATCAACGAAGAAATAATCCTGCTTAAAGTAGCATAAAATAGGGCCGTTAAGGCCCTATTTTTTTGACTTCAGGTTGCTACATGTTCCAGATAAATACTGGACGAGAGAGCAACTATGAGCCAAATTTTTTCTATTCAAGACGATAAAGTAGTCATTAAAACCCTTGCTGTAGAGCAAATACAAGACGATGTGTCAATTACAGGCACACTAACTGTAAATTCACTAAAAGTTTTAGAAGAAGACTCTAAAACCGCACTCGCACCTGACTTTGGAAACTGGAGTAGTTTAGAAGAAACTGACCTCTACGACAAAGGAATTACTTGGACGTGGGGTGTAGAAAAGGTTACATTAGGATATAGAAGCGGAGCAAGAATGTGGGCTAGTTCAGACTTTGACCTTGCCGCACATAAATCTTTTATGATTGAAGGTGTTCCGGTATTAAGCAAAGATAGCTTAGGCGGAGGAATTACAAAAAGTAATCTAAAAGAAATTGGCTCTTTGAGAAGTTTAACTGTAAATGGTGATGCTACTATTGCCGATTTTGCAGTATTCAACAGTTCTTTTGGAAGACTAGGCCTTAACACAGATAGTCCAAACGGTGTGTTAAGTGTCGTGGACAACAACGTTGAAGTTATAATTACATCTCCAAAAGATAACCTAGCTCAACTTGGAACATATACAAATCACGATTTAGAACTAATAACAGATAATCTACCACGTGTTACACTTAAAAACAACGGGCAAGTTATATTTGGCAACGAACAAACTAAGAATGCAGATGTAAGAATCTACGGAACACTTACTGTTGATACTGTTGTAGCAGACAATAGAATTGATCGTTTTCAGCCTTTAGAATTTAAAACTAGCAAGGACCGAGGCATTTACGGACAAGGATTAGTATGGACTGGTACAGGAGACATGCGCCAGTTCATTATGATGTCCGACCCTGATAGACTTTATAGCAGCGAATCAATTGATTTAGCTGAAAGCAAAAGTTTAATGATTGGTGGGAAATCTGTTATTTCTGCTGTAGGGTTAGGTAATTCAATTACACAATCAAACCTTTCAAGATTAGGAACTCTTGAGGAACTAAACGTAGCTGGCGAAGCAACGTTCTACGAAAGAGTTAACGCAACCAGGTCCGTTATCGATGCTAGAGTAATTAAATTTTCTGATACAACTGAATTTACCATTAGCAAAGGCTTACTAAGCTCTAACGATAAAATTACTTTAGAAATAAACGGAATTGACAAGTTTTATGCTGATGGCAACGAAACTATAATTGGTGATTCTCGAAATACTAGAAACGTCGTTAAAGTTTTTGGTACTATGACTGTTGGCGTAAACAATCCGCCAGAAGACGTCGACTTGGCAGTAAACGGTAATTTACAGTTTGCAAACAAGAAATTCACAACAGGACCAAGTATTCCTGTATCAGGGCAGTTTGCCAAAGGCGATATCTGCTGGAACTCAAATCCAACTCCGGACAATTACGTTGGCTGGATTTGTACAGAAGGTGGTGCTCCTGGTCAATGGTTGCCTTTTGGTATGATTGCTCGCCAATAATATTGACTTCCACATACAATTCTATATAATTACATTATGCGGCCTTAGGCATTCAACCCGCAATATAAATTCTGCATGCCATTGCTAATCTAAGGAGATAACAATGGCAAAATTTTATTCAACAAAAACTTACGGCAACGACAGGGGTCTGTCATGCTGTTTTAGACAATGGCGTGCCACACACAGTCATTGCTCAACACTACATGGATATTCAATTGGTATTAAGTTAGTGTTTGAATGTGATACACTAGACGATAAAAACTGGTGCATGGACTTTGGTGGCCTTAAGACTTTCAAAGAATGGGCAGACTGGATGTTTGATCACACTTTGGTAATTGCCAAAGACGATCCAATGCTAGATCGTTTTAAAGAAATGAGTGGTTGGAGTAGTGATCCAGAACACGATGGTAACCCAGAAAGAGTTCAAGTTGAACCTTACCGTCGCAAAGGTGTCTGCGATTTAAGAATCGTAGATGCAGTAGGATGCGAAATGTTTGCTAAAATGGCTTATGATAAAATGGCTGAACTTTTAGCAGGTGGAGAAAAGGCCACTCGATATCCTATTAACCCAAGTGTTCGTGTTAAGAGTGTAGAAGTTTTCGAACATGGCGCAAACTCCGCAATCTACGAAGGGTAAATTTTGGAGACTCTGGGCCAAGGCGCTTGGAGAAAAAGCAGGTGATTCGGATTCAGAAGCGGACCGAATTGCTTGCATTCGTACGATAATTGTGTTAACATACATTATCACTAACATTTTTATTGTGGCAGGAGTAATCCGCCACTGGTAAGGCACAAATGGGCAAAATAGGCTTCGCATGTAAATGGATTGATCATCCTCACCAAACTGATGGCATTAAGTCCACGGATGATGCTAAACAATACAACACAGGCACAACTACCATAAGTTGGTTAAATAGACAGAGCAAGGACGTTGCAGAACAAAAGCTCTGGGACTTAATGGTCCAAAACTTAACGGCTACTAAAAAACTTGTAGATCGTGTAGGAGAACAAGATGAAGACCTTAGGATGGTTCGCCTTAGTAGCGACATTCTTCCTGCTTATACCGAGCCTAGTTGGAGTTATTTTTGGCGCAAGCCTGATGTTGTTCAGTATCTTGAACGCAATTTTAGCCTTATTGGCAATAGTGCTCGTAAAAGCAATACCCGTCTTTCTATGCATCCTGGCCAGTTTGTTGTTCTTGCTAGTGTTAACGAAGGTATTGTTCAACGATCTATAGAGGAGTTTGAATATCATGCAGATATGGCCCGCTACATGGGTTACGGCAAGTCATTTCAAGACTTTAAAATCAACGTCCACATCTCGGGTAAACAAGGTCCAGCCGGTGTCCGAAGTGCGTACAAACGACTATCGCCAGAAGCAAGAAACTGTATTACCATCGAAAACGAAGAGAACGCCTGGGGCTTAGATGATTGCCTTACTCTTTCTGATATTCTCCCTATTGTTCTTGATATACACCATCATTGGGTCCGAGAAGGAGAGTATATCAATAGTCAAAACCCAAGAGTTAAACAGGTTCAAGCGAGTTGGCGTGGCGTTCGTCCTGCTATGCATTACAGCATATCTCGCGAAGACGTTCTCACCGGACACAGTACAAGTGTTTTGCCAGATTACAAAGCTCTGTTAGAATCTGGATATAAAAAAGCAAAGCTCAGAGCACACTCTGATTTTTATTGGAACAAGGAAGTTAATAATTGGGCAATAAGTTTTCTAGACCAGTTCGACATAATGTGCGAAAGCAAAGGCAAGAACCTCGCCAGTATGGAACTGTACAAACAGTGGAAGGGGATCGAATGATAACAAGAGAAAAACTAATACATCATATCGAAACAATGCGGGAAAGGCACGATGAGCTTGATAAGCAGATTAAAGAACTATATGAGCATCATGCCAATGATTTAAAAGTCGAAGAACTTAAAAAGAAAAAACTCAAACTCAAAGACGAGATTGAGCAAACAAGTTCAAAGTTAAAGAAATTTGATTGATAAAAAAAGGGCCCTAAGGGCCCTTTTATTATGCCTTGGGTTGTTTTGGTGCCCTTGGCTTACGAGGTTTAGCGTTACCTTGTTTCTTAGGTGCAGTGGGCCTTTTGTTCCCGCCTTGCTTTTTTGGAGCAGGGGCCGGATCTGAAGCTACTGTAGTCACCTCCTTTACGGGCTCAGCTGCTGGTGCAGACTCCTGAGCAGGTGCTTCAACCTTGTATGGTGCTTCAACAGTTGGTTCTGTTTTTGCACCAAATAATTTCTTGAAGAAATTGATCATAATAATCTCCTTGTTGATTATTTAGTTTTAAATATGTTACTATATTAAAATATTATGAAAAACACACCAATTATTACAGTTACCTGTTTACGGGATTTGCCGTTACTAGATTTACAGGCACAGTCTATAAACTTATATTTAGACACAAATTGCCCTGTTTATATTATCGTCAACGAAGACGATGCATCTTTATGGTTTAAAGAGTTTGATTCTAAATATAGACATTACTACGATAAGCACAAATTAACAATCTTTACACGACAAGACTTTAACGATAACTGGAAAGATTGGGTGCCTAATCAAAATAACCCTTGGGCAGTTGGTTGGGAAACCCAACAGGTTTTAAAGTTGGCAGTTTCTACCAAAATTGAAGAAAAACAATTTATGATATTGGATACACAAAACGTATTAATACGTTCGTGGAGTCCTTCACAGTATGGATATATCAATGAAAAGATTCCTGCTAGGCAAGGAACGTTTGTGATGCCGGAACATATCTGGCAACAATACTCAAAAAGCCTGGGTCTGTCTAATGAACCTGGTAAAAATTATCTAATGTCTGTCTGTACTCCATTGTTTCTTAGTAAACACTTGTGCGATAGTTTGATTAGAGATAGAGGTGGCGTTGAAAAATTTGCACACTGGTTTAGATATGCATCCAGTGTAAAAAGCGAGTTTATTCTTTACAATATCTGGGCAGAAAAACAAGATGGTTTCTGGAGCCATCACTATTTTGTTCCTGAAATCGAAGATTGGGCCAACCCTTATCTTCGCGATTGCTACTCTGAAGAAGAGTTTCTGGCCTTTTACAACTTTTTAGGCATGCACAAATCACACTTCTGGGCCAGTATTAATCATAGAGCTTGGGGAAATATGACTAATAGTCAGTACAGCCGACTATGTAAAAAGTTTCAAGAGTACAATTTAAGGCCGAACTTTGATGATTACCGTAGCAACTATGTTGACCTTAAATTTTAAATAAATATGCCAAGCGCCGATTTGCCGTTAGTCACATTGACTGTATCACTTGAAAACTGGGAAAGCAGTGATTTCAGGATCCTCGGAAGCCCAGTTGACCACTTGACAGAATATTTATATGTATAACTTTATCAAATACTGCATTAACGAAAATAAGAAAAAGACTTTGTCCCAAGCACCGTTACCTTATCCACGCAACGGGCTGGGTAAAAGCCTAAGTCGAGCAGCTATAGATTACCACTACGGTAAACTTTACAAAACTTATGTTGATAGATATAATGAGGGCGAGGGTGATCCAACTTTTAACGAAGCAGGCGCATTCTTGCATGAAATCTATTTTACACAGTTTCGTAAACCTACAAACTCAAATACACCTAATGGAGTTGCAGGAGAATTTATAACAAAGCACTATAAAACCTTTGAAAAATTTAAGAGCGAATTTGAAAAAGCTGCTATGAAAATCCAAGGAAGCGGATGGGTTTACTTGTCAGATAAGGGCGAAATTAAAACTATTGCTAACCATCAAATTAAACAAGACATAGTATTACTAATAGATTGGTGGGAACATGCATGGGCATTAGATTACCAAGCTGATAAGAAAAAGTACTTGGAAAATCAGTGGAAAATTATTGATTGGAATGTGATTTCGGGTCGAGTTGGCTTATCGTCTTAAGACTACTAACCGGCATATCCCATACCTTACGGGCTTCAACACCCTTGCTTTGTGCAAACTTCTTGGCATCGCAGTCGCCGCAAACATGGTAAACATTATTGTTTAATCTGTTAGGATCCATGTTACCTCTATCTCTTTTAAAAATACCGCTACAACAGTCGCATTGAAAGATTAAGACTGTTTTTTTACGCATATAGGCATGCATTGTGCCGTATTTGCTCTTGCGATAGTGACTGGTTTGTGCGTATTCTTGGCCTAAGTACATGATTGTATTTACATTAAGATTATAAAAACGTTTTGCTAAATATTGATATGATAACAATTTCTCAATCAGCAAAAGAAAAAATCAAGGATTTGCTATACGAAGAAGGTAATCCTAAGTTATCTTTACGCACTTTTGTCCAAGGTGGCGGATGCAGTGGTTTTAGTTATGGGTTCACATTTGATGAAGAAATCAATGAAGATGACTTTGAAATACCGCTGGATGAATTTAAAGTCCTTGTAGATAGCATGAGTATGCAGTACTTACAAGGTGCAGAAATAGACTATAAAGAAGAGCTAATGGGCTCTCAGTTTACAATAAAAAACCCCAACGCAGTTACAACTTGCGGATGCGGGTCAAGTTTCGGAGTTTAATATAATATGTCAAAGCAAATAATCGATATTGGTGTACAGGGTAATGACGGTACTGGTGACAGTATTCGTGAGTCGTTTAGAAAAGTTAACGAAAACTTTAGTGAACTGTATGCAGTATTTGGTGTAGACGGTGCCATTAACTTTACTAATTTAAGTGATGCACCTAACTCATATGGTTCAAATCAAATCATTATGGCTAATCTTGCAGGGGACGGATTAACTGCAAGAACATTGGTAGCGGAAGGTGCCATACAAATTGACGACTCCGATGAAACTCAATTACGTTTAAGCGTTGGTCAAAGAGGGTTGGCAGACGATACTAGCCCAAGTTTAGGATACTCGTTAAATGCTAACGGACTTTCTATCTTCAACATGGCTACTCCTACTGAAGGTATTGCACAAGATTTATTAGAAGATAACCCTAGTATTGCACCGTCTGTTGCAGCTGTTTTCAATAAAATGGTTATTAATAAAGAGTATGCCGACAGTCATTATTTAGGTATTGATGAAAATGGCGCTGTTGTTGGTCCACTTTATCTCAGAGACGAACCACAATTTCCTACATACACTGACCCAAACTACGATCCAGATTTAACCGGAAACTTTTTAAAGAACGAAGCACTACAACGTCAACATGTAGTTTATCGCGGTGGCGATACTATGTCTGGGCCGTTGTACTTAAACGATCACCCAGCACCTTTAGCTGGCTACGGTACCCCAAACGGTGCTACTGATTTACAAGCCGCTACAAAATTCTATGTTGATAATCAAACATTCTCAAGTGCTATAAACTTATATGTAAGCCAAGCAACAGGGGATGATTTACAACAAAAAACACCTATTGGTAAGGAAGGACGATTCTGGCAATATGCTTATAAAACTATTGGTGCAGCTTGCTTGGCAGCAGAAAATCTACAAGACATTGCTAACATCGAACCTGGCCCTTATAGACAGCGTTTAAGTTATACCATCGGACCGGATCAATACTTTAGTACCATTGCAGATGTTTATCTACAAGACGGTAACACAGCAGTAACTGGTTATCAGGATGCCTTTGACTTATTACAAATAAACAAAGAATTTATTCAAGCAGAAGTTATTGCCTATGTCAATAACAAGTATGTCAACACATTTGTATACGATAAAGAAAAGTGTCAACGAGATGTAGCATACATCCTAACTGCTGTTGGATACGACATTGTATTAGGAACAACATTTAATAGTAACAGAGCAGCCACTTTTTATTTTAATGGCACCGGAAACAAAGTTATTGGTTCTCAGCTAATTCAAACTATTGAAGCTATTAAGTACGCTAGAGATGAAATTCTTAATTTCCAATATGATAACACTGCCTTAAGTGTATACATTGGAAAAGTTATTGATGCACTATGTTACGACTTAGTTTTAAAATCTAACTATCAAAGTTTACAAATAGCCAACTTATTTGTTGACTCTAATTCAAATATAAGTGTTGCAGAACTAGTAGAAGTGTTACTTGACTTACAAGAAAACATTTTAGCACTACCATCAGTATCGTCTATCCCATTAGCAGTGACATCTATACAAACAAACATTAATGCTATGATTAATGTTGTTACAGGTGATGATTGGCCTGAAGTTGACTTTGCAACACAACCTGATTCAACTGTTGGCCAAACCAGTGCTAGAGATTTGCTAGAAGCTAACATTGATTTCTTACAAGCAGAAACTGTTGCATATCTAGGCGCAGAATTTCCAAACCTTTCATACGATAGGAACACATGTAAGCGCGATATCAAGTATATCATTTGGTCATTGATTTATGACTTCATGTATGAAGGAAATAGTCAAAGTGTGTTTGCAGGATTGCGCTATTGGAACGGAACAACTCAAACTATTGCTAACTATGAAGTAGCACCATTTTTATCAGTCCTTGACTACATTAAAAATTTAATTGTTGATATAGTTAATAGCGATAGTCCAACTACAGTTTATCAACAAAGTGTTAAACAGTATAGAAACGAAACATTGTTGGAAGGCGGCGATGTTGTCGCCTCAACAAATGCAAACATTGATATTATCAAGAGTATTATTACTGATGCAGAAAATGCGCCTGCGGTAGTGAATCCTACGACAACAGGAGCAGCATCGGTACTACAGACAGCAAGAACTTCTATTTTAGCTAATAAATCAGATTTTCAATCTGCTACAATTGACTACGTAGATGCCAATTTTCCGGTTATCAATGACTCGGCAGTACTAACAACAATATCTGACAAGTTCCAAATTATAATCGATTTATTAACATACGGATTTGAAACTCGCACTAATTCGGTCTTTAATGCACCGGCAGGAATTTCTGGATCATACGAAGATGCCAAAGCATTAGCAATGGCTAATATTGATTTTATTGCAGACGAGACACTAGGTTGGTTAACAGCCAACGATCCTGCATACACATCTGATCCTACATTTGATGCAGATATATTTAGACAACATATAATTGACTGCGTTGAAGCAAGCATTTACGACTTGTATTACGGCGGAAATTCTGCAGCAAGATACAAAGGTGAGCAATTAGAAATAGACGGTTTGAATTCTACATCATTTTTAAATTCAATATCGTTTGCTGGATCATTATTGACACTAAACGTCATTCAAAATACAGCGCCGGGAACAACTTATAGCTCAACACCACAATTTATAGACGGAGTTCTTTATCCAGACGGTGGCCTTGCATCAGCACCTTTAGGACTATCGTTCAGCTATATTAGCATTATTGCTGCAGGCGGTGATGGCCCTTCGATATCATATCCTAACTTATCAGGATATGATGCTGATTATATCAGTGCAAAAAACATAATAAATCTTAATACTAACGAGATTAAAGTAAACACAACAGATTGGCTCGATGTTAATTATCAAGGTGGTTTTAACTACGACGAATCAATATGCTATCGAGACGTAGGACTAATTGTTGATGCCATGAGTATTGACATAATTACCGGCGGAACATATCAATCGATAAATGCAGGTAAGAGTTATTATCGTAATGCCAGTGCTCGGGCGATTGCTATTGGAACACAATACAAAGAAACATTAGATGCAATTAATTTTGCTAAAGAATTACATTTACAAGTACTAAACCAAACAACAGCTAATAGATTCCAAACATTAGTTCCTCAAGTTTTAAATCCTGCTAAAGTTGCTTCTACAGCAGCCATTGCGGATCTAACAACAAACGTCAACACAATGATAAGCATCATTGAAGGCGGTGTAGGTGTTGCACCAACACCAACATTTGGTACAGGTATTTGGAACGTTGTTATCACTAATGGCGGTAACGGTTATGTTGACCAAGGATCTCCAGGCAATAACGACATCATTGCTGCTAAAGTATTAGTTGGTATCGATACAGCTGCATACGGTAGTATTGTAAAATACACTTCTGGAACCAGTGCTTCTGGCGATACTATTCAAGTTAGATTAACCAAACCAGGTTTCTTTACCATTGGGGAAGAGATTGAATTTGGTGAAACTGTACAGGATCAACACATTACTATTTTTGTAGAAACAGGAATTTATTACGAAGATTATCCAATTAAACTACCTGCTAACACTAGTATCAAAGGCGATGAATTCCGTAGAACAATAGTTCGTCCAAAGGACCGCATTAGTCAAAGTCCATGGCGTAAAGTATTTTTCTATCGTGACGCTATTATTGACGCCTTAGAACTAGGACCAATAAGTTATTCAACTGACTACGCAACACCATCAGATGTTGTATTAGGCGGAACAACAGATAAAATTGTTATTACCTTAGGAACAGGTCAAGTTCCTAGTTCGTGGGTAGGAAAAATATTCATGGACGACTACGGTGCTGTTACAGCAACTGGTAGTTCAAGTAGCAATAATAGAATAACCACTTCGTCTGCTCACGGATTTAGTGTTGGAGATCCTGTAATATTCAGAGGTTCTACCTTTGGCGGAGTTTCTGCTGGTAAAATTTATTATGTTTTAACAACACCTACATCAACTACATTTACACTAACAGAAAAAGAAACAAGTACAACTGTTGTTAGTTTAACCACAGCTACAGGCAGTGTACTAGTAATGAGATCGGATCGTCGAGGCAAAGCAATCATTGACAGCGTAAGCGGTAACTTCATGAACTGTAGCGTCATTTATCCTTTCCAAGTTGCTACAACTGTTAGTGCAGGCAATTGGCACTTGTATGATCCGTTAAACTACGGAAGACACTATTTGTTAAATCCATTAGATCCAACTAGCGAATCTAAGAATAACAAATTAATTGATGCATTCTTGTGTAATGACCAAACACGTATTAGCAACTTGACTTTCCAAGGCCATGGTGGATTTGCCATGGTGCTTGATCCAGAAGGACAAATTAAAACTAAATCACCTTACGGACAAGTGTGTTCGTCATTTAGCCAGTCAAACAACCGCAAGCGTTTTGCTGGTGGACAGTTTGTTGACGGTTTCACAGGACGTTTACGTGGAACTATTACTAAAGTAGAATACGACGGAGTTGAAAATTATGATTTAACTCAGTTATTCTCTGGTAGTGGTTACTTACCAGCATCTGGAACTACCACATACAATGATGTTCCTATTCAAGGTTTAGAATTCACTGTTACTAATTCTTATGCTACAGTCAATCAACTTAAATTAAATTCTGTTACTGATTTGGTAGTTGGAAGTGCTATTACTTTCAGCGGAACTGTCTTTGGTGGAATCGAAGAAGGAACAAGATACTATATTATCAATATTGACTCACCAGTTGACATGCTGATTAAAGTCAGCAAGACTCAAGGCGGTGATGCTATATCTCTATCAACTGCCTCAGGAACCATGACTGCTAACACAGGCGGAACTGGTGCTACAGCTAACGTTACTGTAACAAATGGCGTAATTACCAACGTTGTCTCTAATGAGCCAGGCGAGTATTATAAAGAAGGCGAGTGGATTACTGTTGATAACAGTTACTTAGGAGGAGCTGGTTCTGGATTCTTAGTTCCAGTAAACGGCGTCAACGGCAAGGGAACACAAGTTACAGTAAGAGGTTCAGTTAACAGTGGACTTGATATTCGTCCACCACAACCACCATGTGCATTCTTTGTTGAAGGAAGTCGTTATCAAATTAACGATGTACTCAGTTGGAATCCAAATGCATTTAATTACGACGAAGCAAAGTGCAGTCGTGATGTAGGATATGTTGTATCGGCAGTAATGTCAGATATTGTATTTGATACAAATTATTCATCTGTAACTGCTGGTCTTGCTTACGCTAGAAGTTACAGCTCTGTTGTTACTACTAGCCAAAAAGAACAGACTATTGCTGGTATGAATCGTGCTAGAGATTTAATTAGCGAACTAGCAGATGACAACGATACAAAAACTAAGATTAGATCTTACTTTAAGATTATAACAGATATTATACAAGCAGCTCCAACAACAGGTAGCGAACCTAGTTTATCGTTTACTAATCCTACTACTAGCTCAGTAATTATTGATTCGTTTGATATTCTAAGAGCTAACCGTACATTCTTAGTTGACGAAATTATTGCTTACATCACAGACGAAATGGATCCATTGGCCATTCCAGGATATGACGAAGCAACTTGTGCAAGAGACGTTGGATTGATGGTAGACGCTATGTCGTTTGACATGCTTTATGGAGGCAACTCAGCTACTATTACCGCGGCACAGGCATATTTTGATGGTACTAATGGTAACGTTGTAGAAGCAGAACTAACTGCTTTTGCTGAAGCGTTCCTACGTTTAAAAGCAGTTATTGGTTATGTTGTTTTAGGTGACAACAGTTCATGGTCCAAATCTCCTTCAAATACAACTTCACAAGTTACAACAAGCCCAGGAGATAGTACCAATGCTACAAGGGCACAGTCGTTAGTTCAAAATGCAACAGATGTAATTAATGAAGTGTATGGCGGAACTCCTGTTCTTCCAGACTATACCGACGGTTCAAACTATGCAACCGCAGGAACTGACCAAACAACGATCCTTGGAACTATTGAAACAGTTAAAGCTGGCGTAATAGAATTTTTAAATACCAATTACAAAGGCGGCGAAGTAGTACTCAGATTAGATGATGCTACACCTTATAATGCTGCAGGTTTCTATAATAACGAAACCTGTTACAGAGATACTGGATTAATACTTGATGCAGTTACATATGACCTTGTTATTGGATCAAATTATCAAACAGTTAAAGCAGGTATTTCTTATACACGTTCAACAGCCGCGCTGGTGTTGACTAATCAAAAGTCTCCAACTATCGCTGGCTTAAATTATGCAAGAGATCTTGCACTAAACGAGTTGACTGATGCAGCTGCTATCGAATCGTTGACTGATTCTATGGCTATTATCAATACTGTTATAGAACAGGGCGTAACAGCCGCGCCTGCAATTACATACCCAACGGTTTCTGGATTGACAACAAGCAATGCTGAAAAATTAAAAAATAACATAATTGCTAACAAGTCATTCTTACAAAACGAAATAGTTTCATATATTTCTAGCACATACAACCTCAAGAACTACCCTGCATATAACGCAGTTAGAGCTTCAAGAGACTTTGGATATATCTTAGACGCAATGGTGTATGACATAATGTACGGCGGAAATTCTATGACGTACGATATGGCAGAATCTTTCTATTCTAAACTAACAGGTTTAAGTACTATTGATAGTTTAGAAAACATTTATGTTGATGCATTGACACGTTTAAAATCTGTAGTACAACAAGTTGCTCTAAACACAACTGTAACTAGATCAAACGGTAACATTGTTCCTCAAACCATTAATGCTGGATATGTAATCGGTTCTGGTACAGCAGAGTATGCAAAAATTTCTACACTGGTTGATATTGTGTCTGACTATGTTGACGACGGCGATTTTGATGTATCAACAACAAGAACTAATCCAGTTATCAGCGGACTTGATCCAACACTAGTAAGTGAAAAGTCAGCAGTAGATAGTGTTAAACAAAGTATCCAACAATCCGTTATTGATTACTTAAATGATGGCGGACGCTTATCTATTAACATCGAAATGGGTGGTAACAAGTCTATGCTTGCCAACGACTTTGCGATGATTAACGACTTAGGTTACGCTATCTTCTGTAAGAACGGTGGTATATCAGAACAAGTTTCAACGTTCACATATTACTGTCATACACACTACTGGGCAGCTGACGGTGGACAGATTCGTTCTGTAGCAGGATCTAATGCACACGGAACATACGGCCTACGTGCCAGCGGTTACGATATTACTGAAAAACCAGATGCTGTAAATCTTGCTAACGACATGATGCAAGTTGCTCGTGTTTACAAGTCTGGGCAGTTTGCTAGTGAAATGACACCTACTGCTACTAAACAAGCTCTGAGTGTTTATATCTACGGATATAGTTATATTCCAACTAACACTAGTGAAATAGAAATTGACCACAGTATGTCTGGCGGTGCTATTACTCGATACGAAGTCAGTTCTGTTGAACACACTGTTGTTACTATCAGTGGTCAAAACGTTCTCAAGTGCAATCTTAGCACAGCAGGTAACAGCGGAACATCAAGCACAGGCCTTGCAACAGCATTGTATGACGGACAGATGGTTACAATACGTGCTCTACAGAACATTAAGTTCAATAATATTGCCAACGTAAACCCAACTCGTCCAAGTACTGCGTTACAGTATAACGATAACCTAGCAGACATTTATCGTATTCTTGCTTACAACTTAAACGATTCCACTGGTGAATTGTTGGCTAGTAACATTTCTATTTTACAGTCTGACAGCTCGTTTGACTATTACAAATTTACAACCGACTTAAACAACATTACTACCTTAGATTGGGACGAGGCTATTGCAGTTACAGGAATCAGCGGAGATGGTACAACTGTTACTGTAACTTATGCTGCACAATCTAGTGCTCCGTTTACAGTTGGAGATTTTATTACAATAAGCGAAGCTGTTGATAATAGTGTTTCAACATCGGCTTACAACGGCTCTCATAGAGTAACCGCTTGCACAACTACACAAGTACAGTATGCAAGTACAGCTACCGCAACTTATGTAAGCGGAGGTTATGTTGGTTCTAAGACACAAGGTTCAAGAGTAGGAGACAATAAGATTTCCGTTCTTGAAATTAGTCAAGCCACAACTATTAATCAAATCAACAAAGGAATTTATTTGTTTGGTTGGCACGGTAGAACACATCGAATTGCCAGCTATACTGTTCCTCTAAAAATAGCCCAAGCTAGTACTATCGTAAGTTGGGACTCTGGTACAAGAACATTAGTTGTTGACACAGTAGCCGGCGACATTGAATTAGGAGATATTGTTGTAGGAACTGGATGGCCAACAACTACTCCAGTATACGTTGAAAGCATAACAGCTCCGGTATCTCCTGCAACACAATATACACTTGTTGTTAACTCAGCTACTGGTGTTACTTCACCTAGCGGAAACGTTGTATTTGGAATTGCAAGAAGTGGTTACTTAAATATTGATCCAAACTCTGTTTCAAATATTCTAGGTGACGGTTCTACTATCGATGCAATATCATATGTAAGCAAAGTTGTTCCAACATCAGGATTAAAATTTGTAACATACGATGTGTCATGGCAACCAAATTCACTACCAATAGTAGACAACTGGTACAAGTTTACCGGACAATCAACTGCTGCATATAACTATTGGCATCAAGTATCTTCTGCTGTTAGTCAAACAACCATTGCTGTTAGTGACGTAACTGGCCTGCAAGTTGGTATGATTGTTACCAGTTTAAGTGCTGGTGCATACATTCCAGACAATACAATTATTCAAGCAATTGATAGTACAGCAAATACATTTACTGTATCCCCAGCATGTTGGGTCCCTTCGGGAGCGTTGGTTAGCTCGACTGTTGTTGCTACTGTGGCCAGCATTGTTATTACTAATGCAGGCACAGGATACACCAGTGCACCAACATTAACATTTACTGGAGGAAGTCCAACTGTACAAGCTATTGGTACCTGTACAGTTAAAAACGGTAGCATTGAAACTGTTACTGTTGTAAGTCCAGGATACGGATATACCAGTCAACCCACTATTGTATTAAGTTACGGTAATGCTGTTCTTACTGCAACATTAACATCAAGCCCAACTGTTAACACAACTGCCAGCGCAGGTATAAGTGTTAATCAAATTACAGTTGCTTACGATAGCAATCCAGGAACATTTATTGTCAACGACTATGTTGAACTAACTGGTACTATTGCCGATGTTGCAGGAGGTACATTATCGGGTGATGTACTAAACGTTACTGCAATTAGTAGTGGAGACACTATTAAGAAAGGTATGCGTATTAGAGGCGATGGAATTGCACCTAATACATTTATTACCGAAACTAATGCAGATAATGCATCTAGAACAGGTACAGGCGGAACTGGTTCTTATACTGTTAGTGTAAGTCAACTGGTAAATCCTGCTGTTAGTATAGTTTCTGAAACTACTATAAGTTCGTTTACAAGTACAACAGGTCCAGCAAGTTTCATTGGTAGCATTAGTGGAACAACATTAACTGTAGCTACTTTATCTAGTGGAACAATTGGAATTGGTCAGAAGATTTCTGGCGTTGGTATTTCTGCTAATACATATATTACAGCAGGCGCAGGTTTATCTTGGACTGTAAGTGTTAGCCAGACTGTTGGATCTGGTACTGTTATGTCTACAGATTATGCTGTTGAAGTTGCTATTGAAACACAAGCAACTGCTCCTGCAAGTAGTAAATGGTACAGAATAAAAGGCAGTCTTAACCCGCTATACAACGGATTATACTATGCCGTCAAAACTACAGACAGTAGTATAACATTAAACTATCCGTATGATCCAGGAACTTATAGCAGCCCAATTACTGTAAGTGCATTTACAAGCAAGACAGGTTCTGGTCCTTATCTAGTAACTCTTGAAGTTCCTACACTAAGTCAGTTACCTCAAGAAGGTACTTATTGGGAAGTAAGCGGCAACGCTGCTACTGGTTACAACGGAACGTTTGTTGTTGATTCTAGTACAGAAACTTCTATAACATTCATATACGAAGACGATCCAGGTGCATACAGCACAGGTACAACAACACTAACACCTGTTGTAACTATTTCTAAACAACTATCGTCCGGATCTACCAGTCAGTTAGGTTTAACAAAACCATTTAGTTCTGGAACTGCTGCTACATTACGTGTTGGATATCCAGCAGGTACACCTGCACAGATTACTACACGTATTAGTACTTGCCGTGCAACAGGACACGACTTCTTAGATATTGGTACTGGTGGTTATTCAACTACTAACTATCCATATCAGATTTATGGTAATCCAACACAAAGTAAACAACAGGCTAACGAAGTTTACGAAGAAGGTGTTGGTCGTGTATTCTATGTAACATCAGACCAAAACGGTATTTTCCGTGTAGGACGATTCTTTACAGTTGACCAAGGTACTGGTACAGTTACATTCTCAGCGTCTATTGCATTGAGCAACTTAGACGGTTTAGGATTTAAGCGTGGTGTTGTTGTAAGTGAATTCTCAACAGACAGCTCAATGACTAACAACGCACCAGAAGTTGTGCCTGTACAAAGTGCTGTTCGTGGATACATCGACAAGCGTCTAGGACTAGACCATGGTGGCGGACCAGTTGCTCTAAGTAACTTAGTTGGTCCGGGTTATATGGCATTGAACGGTTCATTAACCATGAAGGGTAACATGAACCTTGGTACATTTGCTATTACAAACTTAGCAACCCCAATTAGTACAGATCCAGGAACCAATGCTGCTAACAAAACATACGTTGACACCGCAGTTGCGGAGTTTGACGAGTTTTCAGAATTACGTGATATACAATGGACTAACTTACAAGAAGGAAATATTCCTGTATACGACCAAAGTACATTACTAAATGTAGTGGGCGGTATTGGCAATGGAACGACTATCACACTAAACTTCTTAACAGTTGCCAGTGCACCGTTCCCAATCGGAAGCATTATTGTTGTTAGTGGTGTAAACCCAGTTGGGTATAACGGAACTTATATTGTTACTGGATGTACTACAAACAGCGTAAGTTATGCAAGTACCGTAACAACCAGTTATGTCAGCAGTGGAACTATCCTTGCTAACAAATGGCGTAATATTTTCCTACCAGACGATAGTGCAACAAGTGATGTATTGTTATCATACAACGGAACAACAGGAAAAATAACTAGTACTATTCAATCTCAAAAGATTGTCAACAGCATGGTTAGCCCAACTGCTGCAATCGCACAAAGTAAGTTGGCTATGAATGCCGCTACACTAAGAGCAAATGCAACAGGCATTGCACAGGCAGATTTAGGACTTGCATCGTTTAAGAATATTGAATTTGATTCTACTAACGGTTGGATCGAACTAAAGAACTCATCAAGTGTATCAACTGGTATTCTTTATAGTAAACTACAGTATGCAAGCCAAGGCACCGTACTAGGACGAGGTAAGACTGCTGGTACAGGCAACATTGGAGAAATTGCATTTGGTGATATTATTGCTGGCGGTGATGGTATTAAAAATGCAAGTTTTGGTTCTGGTGCAAGTGCATTGACTGGCTATGCAATGTTGGTAAATTATGACGGTTCAACTACTAACAACAACACCTACGGTATTGTTAAGGTTAGCACAGTTGGAGAAGCAAGTAGTCTTCTAAAAACAGATGTCAGCAGTAACTTAAAAATCAACAGCGGATACGTTGATACTTACTACGGATATTATGTTGGAACTAAGAAGATTATTGATACTAACGGTGCTACTAACGCTGTCCAGTTCTATACACCTGGCGGATATAAGTTTGGATCGTCTGTTGGTGTTGATTTAGCTACATCCGTAACAACCTTAACTGGTACTGTTGATATTACAGGCGGTACGCTAAAGTCAACAACATTAACATCTGGATCAGCAGCTACTAGTGGCACATTAACAGGACAATGGACTGTTTCTGCATCAAGTCAAATTGACCTTGCTACAAACTCTGCTAACTTCTACAGTAAAACATTGTTAGCTGGTGCTAACCAAAACGATACTGGTACTATTAGAGGTTACTGGTCGTTAGACGGTTCTAGTAGATTGCAGGCCACTTATGCTGACTTGGCAGAATACTATGAAGGTGACAGAGAGTATAAACCAGGTATGGTTCTAGTATTTGGTGGTGATAAAGAAGTTACCACAACTACTACAATGAATGATACAAGAGCAGCTGGTATTGTTACAACAAACCCTGCTTACATCATGAACCAAGAGCAGAAAGGTATTAAAGTCTGTATTGCACTGGCGGGTAGGGTACCGTGTTGGGTTGTTGGACGGGTGAAGAAAGGAGACTTGCTGACAACAGCAACCACTGTTGGTTGTGCAATGAAAGCAACTAATCCTGTATTAGGTTCAATTATCGGTAAGGCACTAGAAGATAAAGATACTGGCGAAGCTGGTATTATCCAAGTTGCTGTAGGGAGAGTATAATGGCTAGACTAAACATTAATATTGGCACTACAGCTAACGACAAAACTGGTGATCCGTTGCGTACGGCATTTGACAAAGTTAATCAAAACTTTGTTGAATTGTATGCTCATGTGGGTACAGATGTACAGATACCAAGTCAAACCAACAACGGTGGAAAGTACCTTACTACTAACGGTACTACGCTCAGTTGGTCTGAAAGTTTTAGCGGAGATTACAATGACTTGGCAAATCTTCCCACGTTGTTTAGTGGTGATTATAACGATTTAACAAATCTCCCTACGTTGTTTAGTGGTGATTATAACGATTTAACAAATGCTCCTACTATTAATAGTACAGGTGATATTACATTCAGTGGCAGAACAATTGGTGCATCTACTGTTGGGTCGATAACTGTTGAAAGAGATTTTGAAATTGCAGGCAATGATTTTACTATTACCCCAACATCGGGTGATAATACCCATTCTCCAACAAGAATATTTTTAAAAAATCCATCAAGCTCAGATGTACTAACTATACAAAGTGTTAATGATGCTGTTGATCAGACTATAAATCGTGCTTGGATTTGGGCAAGACCCGGTGCAAATAGTGCTTCTATAAGAGACATATTAGTAGGAACAGATGGCGGATCTGTGATATTACGAAGCACTGGAGACAATGCTAGTACGCACGATTGGACTTTCAATAGAACGGGTGATCTATCTGTTCCTGGTAACATTACTAAAGCATCAGGAAACTTAGAAATCACAGCAGAAAACTATGTGATTATTGACAGCACTAACGGTGGTCAAATTGACATTGGTGCTAATCAATCTGGTGAAGGATCTGGAGACTCAGGACCAATACTAATGGGTCACGCAGGCAATACTTTAGATATTCAGTCTGGTAAGATAAGAGTAAATTCAGCTGTACCTACACACAGTACAGGTGCGCTTAATGACGTTGCCGGACTAGTAGCATTTGATGGCTCATACATTTACTACTGTACAGCAGATTATGTACCAGCAGGAGGCGGCGGCGCAACAGTAGTATTAGTTCCAAATGAACTTGGTCAAAGTGTAAACACTATTACTATAGCAAAAGGTGCACCTCCTAATACTAACTGGGCAAACTTACAAGTTAGTTGGACGTTGACTGTAAATTCAACTACGGTAACTGTTGAAGAAATCACCGGCGATGCTGACAATTTGTATGTAGTAGTAAGCGGATTTATAACACTACCGCCTACTGGATCGATAACATTTACAGAACCTGGCGGTACACAACCAGATATTTGGAAACGAGTAGCATGGTCTAACGACACATGGTAAATATTAAAAGAGAGCGTAAATTATGCCAATACAAACAATTAATCTAGGTAACTATGCGAACGACGGAACCGGTGACGATTTACGTACTGCATTTAAAAAAGTAAACGAGAACTTTGAACTAGTAGGTGGTACTTTAGGTATTATCAACGGAGAAAACTTAGGATCCGGTGTTGCTGTTTTTAAACAAAGAGATAACGCTAATCTAACATTAGAGTTTAAAACGTTAACAAGTACTGATAATAGCATTGAAATTACCAGCACCGACAACACAGTAAACTTAAAAGGACTATCTTTACTTGAAAACGATCCGTCACCGTCTTTAGCCGCAGACTTAGAATTAAACGGAAATAACATTACTACAGGTAGCGAAGGCTACGGTGATGTTCGTACAACAGTTTGGGGTATTGATGTTCGTAATCTAAACAGCTTGATGGAGATGTTTATTCAAGCTGGAACTGTAACATTAGACTTTGGATCAATTATCGATGGTACGACTGGAACACCGGATGCTCCGGCCAATGTCGTTGACTTAAATGGTAATTATCCTAACTGGCTTGGTTTTTCTGTTTCTGACCCGTCAGGAATAAATTTAAATTTTGGATCTATAGTATAATATGGCCCTCAATGTTTGGACTAGACCAACTGGTTGGAATTTTGGCCAAGAGCCAGGGACCAACATTTCTGTAAACTCAGGTAATTTTATCCTAGGGTATCAATACGTAATACAAACTGTTGGCACAACAGATTTTAAAAAGATAGGTTCTGAACAAAATGTTGTTGGTACTATTTTTACAGCCACTAATTCAGGAGCTGGTGCTGGACCAACGCAGATTGATCTCAGCACCGGGTTATCATTTGTTGGTCCAGGATCAGGTACAGCATCAAGGCTTGCATTTAGTGAAAGAGTTAATTTGTCTATTCCGTTACCTGTGCAAAATTCTACCGGTGTAACTTTTGCAGTTATATCCGGATCATTGCCGCCTGGGCTTCGATTAGAGGGGACTAGTATTATTGGTTCTGCGTTTGAAGTTCCAAGACTTACACATTTTCAGTTTTGTATAAGAGCAAGTAAAAATGGTGAAATCTCAGATAGAACATTCTTTATTTCTGTTGAGGGCGAAGACAAGCCAGAATTTATAACAAACGAAGGACTACTTTCACTTGGGGATGACAACGAGTTTTTTATACCCGATAGTAGTTATGTGGATTTTCAAATTGAAGCAATTGACAACGATACAACTACTGGACAAAAATTAAGTTATTTTATTGCCAAAGACGATGGTCGCTTGCCTCCGGGGTTAGTGTTAACAGATGACGGTAGAATTGTCGGATTTGTACAACCAATTTTAGCAATTAAACCAACTGACGGTGACGGTACATTTGACAACAGCTACTACGATGCTGTGGCATACGACTTCGCATTTATCCCAACTAACGGTTATGACAGTTATGTCTACGACAGTATATTCTTTGACTTCTCGTTGCAGTCTTCAAAACCAAAAAAACTTAACAGAACTTACGAGTTTTATGTAACCGTAACCGACGGCGATAGTTTTAACAAAAGAAAATTTAAGATATTTGTAGTAGGTGACGACTACTTTAGAGCAGACAACACAACTCTTTTAACCGGAGATCCGTTGTTTACAACAGACGTGACTTACTTAAGACCACCTGCATGGTTAACTCCTAGCTATCTAGGTCTTTATAGAGCTAACAATTATATAACTTTAATACTAGATACTTACGAAAAAGAAAATATAATTTATAATTTAGAACCAATTAATGCAAACACAAAAGCAACAACACGTAAAATATCAAGTACGGATAATAGCTTAAATGGTACAAAAATAACAACTACGTTAACTGCAACGGCTCCGCTAGTAGGACATTTTTTAACGTTTCAAGGAAAAGTATCCGGATCATCTGAAATATTCCAAGTAACTAACGTAGCCTCATTGGGTAATAACGAGTACAGGTTAACCATAAGCGATACATTAGATGCTTCTATACCTGACGGTATTGAGTTTTTAATTGGAACATTAAGTGAACTTCCGTTAGGAATGCAGTTTGACGAAAATAATTCAGAAGTACATGGGTTGGTTCCGTATCAACCAGAAGTTACTAAAACATACAATTTTACAGTAGCAGCATCTAAAATTGGTGATAACGGTGAGTTAGCCACTACATATAAAATATTCACAGTAGATTTATTAGGAGAAATTGACAGCGTACTTACATGGAACACCAATAACGACCTTGGATCCATTAATGCAAATTTTATTTCCACTCTATCTGTTAACGCTATTTCAAATATAGAAAATAATACAATTTTATATACTTTAACTAGCGGACAACTTCCACCAGGATTAACATTAGATTTGAACGGAGAAATAGTTGGTAAGGTAAATCAATACGCAACTGTAGATTTATCTGGCAACATTTTAATACCAGGCTTAACAACTTTTGATTTTATACAAGGCCCTACTACGTTTGACGGTGATACAACTAGTGCAGATAGGGTGTTTACCTTTACAGTTAAGGCACAGGACAAATACGGTTATAGTTCAATAACTAAAACATTTTCAATAACTGTTGAAACTCCTAATCAGAAGATTTTTAGTAACATTAGAGTACAGCCTTTCTTGACAACAGCACAACGAACAACATGGAAAGAATTTATCAACGATGCTGCCGTGTTTACTCCTAGCAGCATATACAGATCAAACGACCCTAATTTTGGTATTCAAACTAACTTATCTATGATAGTCTTCGCAGGATTAGAAACCAAAGAAGCATCAGCGTATATAAGTGCCATGGGTTTAAACCATAAAAAGAAGAGGTTTCATTTTGGGAATGTATCAAAAGCTATAGCATACATTCCAGGAACAAAAACTGCGTTGTACGAAGTTGTATATGTAGAAATGCTAGACCCATTAGAACTTAACGGAAAACATTTACCGGCCGAATTAAAAAATCTTGGAAAAAATCCCAACGGTGTGACCGTAGATTCTAGCAATTCTATATGGAGTAGGAACCTAAGCGATTTAATCAAGGATGAGCCCTATAGCCAACGTCCAGAAAATCGTATTACTGTAGATAGCCAAGGCTATCAAATTTCAAATCCAAACTTAGGTAAGTATTTTCCCAATAGCGTTAGTCTTTGGAGAGAAAGATTTAGCACATGGTCCGACGGAAACGACAGCTTTGCTGTAGAAAGAAACTACTTACCGTTATGGATGCGCAGCATTCAACCAGGATCTAATCAAGAAATTGACTTCAAACTTGCAGTTACCCTATGTTACTGCAAAGTTGGATCAGCGGATGATATCATCCTTAATATTAAAAATTACATTAAAACAACCGGTTTTAGCTTTAATCAACTAGATTATACGGTAGATCGATACATAATTGATTCGGTCGAGGGAACAACCGCAGATAAATATCTAGTATTCAGAAATGATAGGATAACCATATGAGTAGCCAAATAGATAACACCAGCATCGACAGTACATATCCTGTTGCGGGCAAAGACAACGATAGTCAAGGATTTCGTGATAATTTTTCATCTATAAAGAACAACTTTGCTTATGCAAAATCTGAAATAGAAGATTTACAGAATAAAGTTCTTCTTAAATCTGCCCTTGATGGAGAAGTGTTAAACAACGATCTGGGCGGATCTAATATTTCCAACGGAAGTTATACTAACTTTCACGGAACTTCTTATACACAGTCTGTATCAGGAACTGCTAATATTGATGTTTCAAAAGGATCAATGCAGTCTTTTACCTTAACAAGCAGTTCAACATTTACGTTTACAAACTGGCCTGATACCGGTGTCCATGCTACTGTTAGGGCACACTTTAAAAATAATGGGTCTGTAATAAATGTTGGAAACGATGTAGTAACTGGTAAACGTTATACCATTAACGAAGTTAATAATACAAACTTTATTAGCATGGGTGCCCAAGCAACTACAATTTTTGTTGGGTCAATATCTGGTAATACCCTAACTGTTAGTTCAAAAACATCTGGTACTATTACATTAAATACCTTCTTAGTTGGCACTGGCATCACAGCTGGAACTAAGATTATTGCTACAAATAACGAAAATCCTTCGCTTACAGGCACGGGTGGAACTGGCACTTATACCGTTGATATTGTGCAATCTTCGGCATCAACTACAATTAGCGGTTTAACATCGGGTATTGTTTTTGTAGCTACCAACAAGGGTTCTGGAACTGGCAAGGTACAACCTTGGAAAGAAGTAATTTTAAGCACCGAGGGTACTGGAATTATTGTTCCAGGATCAGATTTTGATTTACCTTTGTTATTAAATCCTAACGGATCAGAACAAGTAATTGAAGCATGGTGTGCAACTGGTTCAACAACTAAACGAGTATTTGTCAATTACATTAGTAACTTAGACAGTACAAACACTAACTATACTAATTTAAATGTAGGAACTCTTAGTATTGATGAATTAACAGATTCTACTGACACTACTACTGGCGCATTACAAGTTAAAGGCGGTGCAGGAATTGTTAAGAATCTTAATGTAGGTGGAAGCATTGTTATAGATGGCGACTTGCTAGTCAACGGAAATACAACGTTAACTACATCGTCAATTACTATTGCAGACATCGGCAATATTACCAACGTTGATATTGCAGATCCAAGAAATGGAGATGTACTAAAATACGACTCTGAATTAGATACTTGGTCTAATAACGTAGATCTCGTAACTTACGCAGTTACCGTTGATAGTAATAGCGGGCCTGGATTAGGGGGACAAGGTGTCTTTTACATTGATGATGTTCCACTAGCAACAGATACCGGTGTTCAATTGAGTAATCTTAAATCTTTCAAAGTTGGTAAGAAATATAGATTTTTGCAAACTGACAGTTCTAATATTGGATACGATTTGAGATTCTCAACACGCCCAGATACAGTTGTTAATCCTGACAACAACCCAGGTGTAAGGACAATTTTACCATATTCAGGTAACGTAACAATAAGCGGCGAAGCAGGATATGCAGATGCATACACTGAAATCTTAATAACTGAAGATACACCAAGTCCTTTGTATGTATACGCCGATATGGGGAATCCAGAGCTTGAAGTTGATTCGAGTATAGGAAATCTTAGCGACCTTAGCATCACTGGAACCGCGGGACAATTCACTGTTAGTTCAAGCGTAACACTAACAACAAATAAACCAATTAGAATTAGTGGAACATGGAGTGGAACAACTGCTCCGTATGGCTACAATTCTGCAGGAACAACATATTACATTGCCGACGGCGGCACAGGTGTTTCATTCCAGTTACTTTTATCACCTGGAGGCTCACCAGCCAATACCACTGTTGGAACTCCTAACGGAACATTATTAACTGTATCCCCATTAAGAAACGTTTCAGGATACACAAATACAAACAAAATTGGTGCCGAATTTCCAATAGCTGTTGCAAATGGTCCTGTAAAAATTGTAACAGATTATACTGTTATTGGTAGTCAGACTATTTTAGCTGATACCTCAGCTAATGCACTTACAATTACATTGCCTGTTGCACCTACCGCAGGAACTATAATTAACATATTTGACGGCGGCAGTGCTGGAACAAATGGCATCGAGATTGATCCTGGTAGTGCTTCTGTACAAATCAACGGAGCAACTGGAAATGTTTTCATAAACGGAGACTATGGTTCGCTAACATTAGTAAGCGATGGAGCAAACTGGACCATGGCTCGCTTGTCGTTTAACGGTAGCGAAGATGTAGCACCATCTACAAATATAGACTTAGGAACATCGGTTAGTTATTTTAACACATCTGGAGCAGAATCATGCACACTTGGCAACGGTGTTGAAGGCCAAGTCAAAACATTAGTGATGAAAAATGCATCAGGTGCTATGACTGTTTCTGTATCAAATGCCGGATGGGCTATTAGCGGTTCTTCAAACATAACGCTGACTAATACTGGCGATTCTTGTATTCTTCAATATATACAAGAAAAGTGGTTTGTAATTGGAAACAACGGTTGTACTATTGCTGACAACATTCCTTGCCAAGTAGTTACTGCTCCATTAACCGCAGGAGCAGACGGTGTACCTGGACAAATTGCATTTGATGCCGCATACATTTATATCTGCGTTGCTACAAACACTTGGAGAAGATCAGCAACATCTAGCTGGTAATAATCTATGCATCCATTAGTAGGCGATCTTTCTGCATTAAAAGACGGCGAAGTTGAAGCCAAAATTAGCGAGTTAACTCGTAAATACTTCGCCAGTTTCAATCCAGAACTAAAGAATCAAATAGCCATGGTCCTTGATACTTATCGAGAAGAAATGGCAAAACGTCAGCAGAGAGCATACGAAAAAATGATGTCAAATCGTAACAAAGATCTTGACAAATTGATCAAAGTCAACTAATATAGTTGAATGCGATTAGATAAATTCAGCAATCCAATCTTTAACGAACAAGATATCTTCGAAGCCTTGTATAAAGGCCAAAAGTTATCATCTGAAACTTTTGTAGAGCCATCTAACGAAACCAAAAGATTGGAAGAAGTATCAGGGTTAACTTTTTGGAAACCGCTAGATGACTACGATTTATCTCTTGAAGACTACGACTCTTCACTTCAAACAGATTGGAACATGCCCGATGAGTACAAACAACTAGATATCGAAGCATGGCTCAAAGAACAATGCCCACCTTGGGATCCAGAAGCAACTAGACTACAAGATGAATTGGTTGCGTACAAAGCAAGAAACATGCTAGATTTACTACGCTGGTTAAAATACTTTGTAGACACTTGCTCAAAAGAAGGTGTTGTTTGGGGAGTTGGGCGAGGATCTAGCGTTGCCAGTTATGTGCTATACTTAATTGGTGTTCATAATATAGATCCTATCAAATATAATTTAGACTGGCAGGAATTCCTGAGATAAGTAAAGCATAATCCTAGGAGATTAATATGGCAATGAAAGAACAACAAAGACAAGTATATCGCTCAATGCAGGGCAAAGAAGTAGATATGCAAAAGCTAGTAATGGCTAATGAAATGACTGTTGCAGTAGGCAACGTAAAGGTTAATGCCCGCGGTGACGAATTGGGTCCTGGCGGCAAAATTATCCGCAGACGAGAAGAAGTTATGCGTGAAGCACCAAATTCGAGTGTTAAGAAAAATATTGAAAATGAGGATCCTACGGGGGGTGTATGAGTAAAGTAAGACTAAGTCAACTTAGACCGGTACAATCACATATCTTAGTTAAAGATATGAACTTTGGTGAACAAAAAACTACTTCTGGAATCATTCTAAAAAGCGATGACGGTAAATCAGAAGGCGTCAAGCCTCGCTGGTGTCAAGTTTGCGCCATCGGTAAAGAACAATCCAGTGTCAAAATTGGCGAGTGGATTTTAGTCGAACACGGCCGCTGGACCCGTGGATTAGAAGTTGAAGATGATGAAGGTAATGTTATAACCATTCGTCGCATCGACGAAGCAGGTATTTTAATGAGCGCAGATGAACGACCAGCAGGTCCTGAGTTTGGACAGTTCCAAACAGCATCACATGGTTCTGAGATTCGTCCAGAAGACTTCATGCGTTAATTTTTCACCTTTTGAACAACAGGGCTATTGACTAGCCCTATTTTTTTCTTTATTATACTACAATAAAGGAGAACCTTATGAGTACATTTGACGAAGCAGTACAAGACATCAAAAAAGCAAAAAGCGTTTTAACAGAAGACCACGAAAAGAATGAAGTTGAATTCCAACACCCGGACCCAGTCAAACACAAGTATATCAGTTTTGCCAAAAGCGCAGTAAGAATCGCAGCTGGCGTAGCACTATGCTATAGCATGTTTTGGTATGCTGGCAGTTTACTAATTCTGGCAGAAGTATTAGGTGTTGTTGAAGAAATGGTATGAGGGTAGGATTCACTTGTTCAACGTTCGATTTGTTTCATGCAGGGCATATTATGATGCTCAAAGAAGCTAAATCACAATGCGATTACTTGATTGTTGGTTTACAAACGGATCCTACTATTGATAGACCTCATTCAAAAAACAAACCAATTCAAAGTATTTTTGAGCGGTTTGTGCAACTCCAAGCCTGCAAGTTTGTCGACGAAGTTGTAGTGTATGCTACAGAAAAAGACTTAGTCGACATATTGCTTTCTTATCCTATAGATGTTAGAATACTAGGAGAAGAATACAAAGACAAAGAATTCACTGGGTATAACATCCCAATGGATTTTTATTACAATCAACGCCGACACAGTTTTAGCACAAGCGAACTTAGACAGCGAGTTATAGAGGCAGAATATGAAAGAACTATGGGTAGAGAAATACCGTCCTAAAAAATTAGACGGGTATGTTTTCAGAGACAATCATCAAAAAGAACAAATTCAACGGTGGGTTAAAGACGGGACTATTCCCCATTTGTTGTTTAGCGGCAATGCAGGTATTGGAAAGACAACCTTAGCAAAAATTTTGTTTAACGAGCTAGACATTAACCCGTTAGACATTTTAGAAATTAACGCAAGCCGTACAAACTCGGTCGAGGATGTTCGTGATAAGATTGTCAACTTTGTACAGATGATTCCATTTGGTGATTACAAGGTTGTGCTGTTAGACGAAGCAGACTATCTATCTCCAAACGCTCAAGCAGCCTTGCGTGGAGTTATGGAGGAATATCATACTACATCACGGTTTATCCTAACTTGTAACTACCCAAACAAGATTATTCCAGCATTACATAGTCGTTGTCAAGGATTCCACGTCGAGCGTACAGATCAAACAGAGTTTACTGTTCGTGTAGCAACAATACTTGGGGAAGAAGGTGTTGAATTTGATTTAGACACACTGGACACATTTGTTCGTGCTACATATCCAGATTTGCGTAAATGTATCAACATGGTGCAAATGAATAGTATGGATGGTAAATTACACAGTCCGGAAAAAGGCGACACCGGTGATGCTGATTACAAGATCCAAATGGTTGAACTATTCAAAGCAGGAAAAATTAGTGAAGGTCGTAAACTTGTTTGTAGCCAAGCAAGGCCAGAAGAAATGGACGAAATCTATCGATGGCTCTACGACAACATTGCAATTTTTGGCGACGAAGACAAACAAAATAAGGCCATTCTTATTATCAAGCAAGGTTTAGTAGATCATACGCTGGTTATCGATCCAGAAATTAATTTAGCAGCTACACTAATTAGACTAGCGGCACTATGAAAACAAAACTAAAAGAAGCATACATGAAAACTGCGGAAACATTCGCAGAGCTTAGTCATGCACGTAGATTACATGTTGGCGCTATCATTGTCAAAGACGATAGAATTATTAGTATTGGTTATAATGGTATGCCCGCGGGCTGGGACAACAACTGTGAAGATAAGGAATGGATGGACCGTGATGCAGGAGGTTGGCTTAATCCTGATGAAATATACGAACGTTGGCCTCTAGTTGAATACAACGAAGATGCCGAGGAAGAGTATAGATACCGACTTAAAACTAAACCGGAGGTTCTACATGCCGAAACAAACGCAATTGCCAAGTTGGCTAAAAGCACTGAATCTGGGCTCGATGCTACTATGTTTATCACTCATGCTCCTTGCTTGGATTGTGCCAAACTTATTTTTCAATCTGGCATCCGGAGTGTGTTTTATCGTGACTCTTATCGTAGCGAAGATGGAATATCTTTCCTTAAACAGTCAGGAATAAATGTAGAACAAATAGAAAAGGGCTCCTAAGAGCCCTTTATTTTTGATTCATTAGTCGCCGTAAATTTCTAGCACCTCCTTAACGGCCTCATGTCTTTCAATGTCTTTGTGATCAAATTGCACAATAGCAATGTGCTTTGTTTGTTTATGTGCGAGTAGGTTACAAAAATCTATTAATCCGTTATCGCTTAATCTGTCTGCCTGTGCTAAATCTCCTGTCACTACCATCTTGGATCCTTCTCCCAAGCGTGTAAGTAGCATCTTCATTTGATTTATTGTTGTGTTCTGACATTCATCAGCCACAATGTATGCGTTCTTGAATGTGCGTCCACGCATATACGCAAGTGGGCTTATCTCGATAACTCCTTCCTCCAGCATTTTTTTAATATCTGCTTGTTTATAGTATTCTGCGAAGACGTCAAAAATAGGTCTCGTCCACGGTGCCATTTTTTCATTTAAATCGCCCGGTAAAAATCCTAAATCTTCATCCACGCTAACGGCGGGTCTTGTAACTACGATTTTGTCCACTAGTCCGTCCTGGAATAGTTTGATACCGTTCTGCACAGCCAACAGAGTTTTACCCGTACCTGCTGGGCCGATAGCAATAACAATGCTGTTTTGCTCGTCGTGCAGTTTACTGAGATATAACTTCTGATTGGGATTTCGTGCGCTGATTACGACACGTTGCTTCTTGTGCGGAAGATATGGTTCAAAATCAATTACTTTAACTTCTGATGTAAAGCGTTTCTTCACTCTTTTGCTCATCTAAGTTGTTCTCCTACTCATAAAAGTAGGACTTGTAGTGACCGCCCGATGACTACAGAGGTCCTACACAATTATTTAACTTCTACGCTAAAAAGTAAACTGATATGTTATGGTTTTGATCCAGCTAAATAAGAATAGTGATTTCTAGGACATAACATGTACGATATTTTAGACGTTATTCGCAACATTGACGATTTATATGAAAATAACACCAGCCTTGCTATTCTCAAGGATTTTGAGCGTGTGCTAGACGAAATGGATTTATATGCTTATGAGAACTGGGAACAGGGCGAACTAGCGTACGGACCACAAGTCGACCGCCACTGGATTACCGCAGGATTTATGTGGCCCGAGAAGAATATGCCCAATCCTATTGCGGCCAAACGATTGCAGGATTTGGGTTGCAAAATCAAGTACCAACGCAGTCATTTAGTTGAACCTAGAAGAATTAGAACACCTGAAGACATTCGTCCAGGAACTAAAAAAGGTAAACTAGACCGTAAACCAATTTGGATTGTTGAAATTCAAATGCCTAAGAAGATTGCATTTGATATGTATCGTGGTTATATGGATAAGATGAAGGCCGAAAGTCAACCTGATGATTCAGATAAAAAGAAACAAAATCAACAACCTGGTATGATGCCACCAGGGGGCGCAATGCCGCCCGTAGGTGCAATGCCTCCCGTAGGTGCAGCACCAGCCGCACCAACCGCCGGAGCAGCTCCAGCAATTCCAGGAGCACCTGTATAATGATTAACGAAAGTCTTCGAGCTAACGACCTTAGAGGTTTTATTAAAAAAATTATTGAGGTTGATGCATTTAAAAGTAAAATCGGTGACGATGAAGATATTGTAACAATATCTTTTACTGTAGACCAAGAAGATCCTGCTAAAGATTTAGAAAATTTTATTGAGATGGGGTTTGACTTTGTATTAGATGCAGACGTTAGCCCAGGTGAACTTGACGATGGCACTTACAAAGTATACGTGGAATTAGAACGCAGTCGCCATGTTCCAGAACAAATAAGAGAAATTTTAGACGGCGTTGAAAAGATTTCTGGTATTGATAATTTTAAATTTAGATATTTTAAAAATTTTAAAAGTCAAGAAGCAACAGAAGACAACTTAGCTGCTGCAATACCGCTAGATAAAAATAGTTACGATATTGCTACCGAGCGAAGCAAAGTTGATAATTTTCAAGAATTCTTTAGTCGTAGTTATGTAGATGATATACAACTGTTAGACGAATCAATTAGCTTTAAACGTGTCTACGGTGGAAAAGTTCTTTTTAATATCATTACAAGCGGAACAACTAAAGAAGTATTTGATGAGCTAGACGGACCATTTTTACTAGAAAGTAAAAGTATGGCTGAAGTAATGTTTCTAACAAAATATATTGGAAACTACAACATTACAAAAGTTGGAAACGCTTTTGTATTTGAAAACAACGGGTGGGCCGTTGCACTTGAAAGGAAAGAATAATGAGCGGATTTGAGTTTGATTTTACATTAGCAAAGTTTAAAGAGTGTGTGGGTGGAAATCCTCCACATGCTGATCACTGGTATGAAGCACTATGTCAAGTTTTACCCGATTACGATATTCAAACTGTGCCCCGTGTAGCTGCATTTCTAGCACAGACAGCACATGAGTCAGGCGGCTACAGAGCCATTAAAGAAAATTTAAACTACAAAGCAGAAAGTTTAATGCGTGTTTGGCCTAAGTACTTTCCTAATATGGATGTTGCTAGACAATACGCACACAACCAAGAAAAGATTGCTAATAGAGCATACGCAAATCGCATGGGCAACGGCGACGAAGCCAGCGGAGATGGTTGGAAATTCTGCGGGCGTGGCTTAATTCAATTAACTGGAAAGAGTAACTATGAGCGTTACGCAGAAAGTTTAGAAATTAGTCTCGATGAAGCAAGCGAACACTTGACAACCTTCGAAGGTTGTGTACAAAGTGCTGCTTGGTTCTGGGAAGCTAACAACTTAAATCAGTGGGCTGATAAAGGCGACATTCTAACACTAACAAAACGTATTAACGGTGGAACACTAGGATTAGAAGATCGTATCAAGCACTACAATCATGCTATTCACGTTTTAGGACACTAAGATGTTTTGGTTACTGGCGTGGATCCCTGATGGTGTTTTACTATATGTAGTTCACACTATTTTAATAGTAGGAGCGATAAGTTCTTTCTTATCGTTTTTTCTACTGCATAGAATAGTTAGGTGGTTCCCTGCACTAGCACCATATCACTTGTTGTTACAAATTGTCAGTGCTGTACTTTTAGTTGCTGGCATATATTTAAAAGGTGGCTATGATACTGAAGCAGAGTGGCGTCAACGTGTCGCAGAGTTAGAGGCCAAAGTAAAAGAGTCTGAAGAAAAGTCTAAAGAAGTTAATGAAAAGATTGTAGTCAAGTACAAAGATAGAGTAAAAGTAATTAAAGATACTCAAATTGTTGTACAAGAAAAAATTAAAGAAGTTGAAAAACTTGTAGATGCTAAATGTGAAGTAGCACCAGAAGCTGTTAACATTTTAAATGAAGCAGCTAAGAAACCTGAGAGAGGGCAAAAATGAAACTAGTCCTAATCCTAGCAACTACAATATTTTTAACAGGATGTCTTTCTACACCTGTTAAAAGAAACTTCCCAGAAGTTCCAAAAGAACTAATGGAAATTTGTCCTAATTTAAAAGATGTACCAGAAGGTACAACTAAAATGAGTGAAGTGTTAAAAGTAGTAACTGAAAACTACAGTCAATATCACGAGTGCCAATTCAAAAGCGAACTTTGGAAGGAGTGGTATGAAACACAAAAACAAAATTTTGATAGCGTAAAGTAAATATTCGAAAGGAGCGCAAATGGCATTACACGATTCAATATTGAAAATGATCAATAAGGAGCCCAAAGACCCGGATGCACCAAAGCCGGTAGCTGGTTCACGTTCAGAGCGTGAAGCAAAGATTAAAGATAAAGCAGGTATGGTTATTTCTGTATTTGCATTGTTCCTAGCAGTAAATTCATGGTACGGTGGCAAGTTAAGTTCAACAGTATTAAACAACACACTAGGCGCAAACAATGCTTGGGCACAGTACCAAGCAAAAAATAATAGATTGGTTAGTTACGAAATTGCTAGTAAAACTACTAGCGATCCTAAACTCAAAGCAGAGTTTAAAGCAGAAGCAGAACGTATGGATGCTGACAAGAAAGAAATTGCTGTAAATGCTCGCAAGATGGAAGCAGAGCGTGAACTAGCAAAGAAATCTAGTCCATGGATTGGTTACGCAAGTACAGCATATCAATTAGCAATCGTTGTATTATCAGCAAGTATCCTTGCAGTTAGTATGCCGATGTTCTGGGCAAGTTTTGCAGTAGCAGGTGTGGGTATCTTTTTAAGTGCCCAAGGTGTACTTTTATTTTTATAATTAGGAGCAAGTAAATGTCAACAGCAGAAGAATACGCAAAAATGAGCGATGCTGAAAAGAAAAAAGAGGATTGGATGAACAGCAAGTGGCGTCCTATGATGGGATGGCTGTACATGGGTGTTTGTGCATTTGACTTTGTTCTATTTCCAATAATGTGGAGTATGTTGCAGGCTGTAATGAAGGTTGGAACTATTACACAATGGCAACCTTTAACACTACAGGGTGCCGGACTATTTCACATCGCAATGGGTGCGGTACTAGGTATTGCGGCTTTTGGTCGTACACAAGAAAAATTAAATGGAGCAAATAATGGCGGAGCAACACAACCAACAGGCTTTAGCGTACCTGCGCCAGCACCAAGCAGTTTCTCAGCACCAGTTGCGCCAAGTGTCCCAGCACCAAGCGCCTCAAGTAGCTTTAGCGGAAGCGGCTTTGGAAGCGTATCTAGTTCAGCACCAGCACCAAGCTTCGGGGGAAGTTTTGGTTCCTCAGCACCAATAGCAACAACAGCTAGCGGTAAAAAGATTGTACCAACAGACGATCCAGTTCTATAAAGGAAACTTAAAATGAAAAAAATATTAGCACTTTTAGCGTTATGTGTTGCCAGCACAGCATTTGCCGGTGGCGAAGTGAAAGAAGTTTGCAAGGACAAAGTAGACAAAGCCGGAAAAGTTGTTAAAGACAAAAAAGGCGCAGTAGTCCAAGAATGCAAGAAAATCAAAGTTCACAAGAAAGTAGAAGGCGAAAAAGTACCAGAACCAACCAAGAAGAAATAACAAAATTTCAATTGGCTTGACAGGTCAATGTAAATATAGTACTATCTATATTACTTGACCTGTTTTTATGACTATGAACGACCACTATAAAACCTTAGGAGTAAATCCAAACGCATCTCCAGATGAAATCAAAAAAGCCTACAGAAAATTGGCTAATCAGCATCATCCTGATAAGGGCGGAGATCAAGCTGTATTCAAAGATATAAGTGTTGCATATGATACACTAAGTGATGGACAAAAGAGAGCCGAATACGATCAAATGCGTATGGGCGGTCCGCAAGTAAAATTTCAATCAGGAGATTTCCAAGATTTTGCTGATATTTTTGGCGGAGCATTTGATCCGTTTGGACACAGATCAAACCCATTCTTTGATGTATTTGGTAGACAAAAAAAGAATCGCGACTTAAACATTCAATGTCAAATTTCTTTACTTGATTCGTTTGTTGGAAAACAACTAGAAGCAAACTACAAATTACCTAGCGGAAAACCACAAACTGTAGTTATAAATGTCCCGGCTGGTATATCGCATGGCGAAACTATTCGTTATCAGGGCCTAGGAGATGATAGTTTTCCAAACATGCCGCGTGGTAACCTTAATGTTACTGTAGTTGTCTTACCGGATGCTAACTTCCGAAGACAAGGCCTGGATTTATACACAACAGTGAACATTAGTCCAATAGAGGCTATGATTGGCACTAGAAAACGTGTAAAATACATTACTGGCGAAGACAAAGAAATTGATATAAGGGCAGGTGTTGAAACCGGTATCGAATACGCCAGCAACGGTTACGGGTTTACTGAACCTCGAAACGGACAACGAGGAAGATTTGTTATAGTAGTAAACATCCGAACACCGCACATCAGTGACCCTGATATTATACGAAGGCTACGAGAAATCAATGATGAAATTAGTATTAGATCCTGATCCAATACTCAAACAACGAGCAGTCGAATGGGACTTTGCTGTTGATAAAGATGCCGAAAAAGTCGAAGCAGACATGACTGAGATCATGAAAACATTCCATGGCAGAGGACTTGCTGGTAACCAAGTTGGTTTGTTAAAGCGTGTCTTTATAATCAAACTTGAAAGTACTGGCGAAACATTGGCCATGTTCAATCCTAAAATTATTGAAACTAGCTCAAATGAAAATTCAGCCGAAGAAGGATGTTTGAGTTTTCCATCCCTTTGGTTAGATGTTAAAAGACCCGTAACGGTCAAAGTCGAATATCTTGACAAACATGGCAAAGAATGTCAAAATACACTATCCGGCATAGATGCAAGATGTTTCTTACATGAACTGGATCATTTAGACGGAATTGTGTTTACAAACAAAGTAAGTCAAATGAAACTTATTTTAGCCAAAAAAAAACAGAGGAAATATAATGGTAGAACCAAGTGATAACCTACAAGCAGTTTTTGAAAAAGCAATCGATACTGCTAAAAAACTACATCATGAATATCTAACAATCGAACATTTGTTATTTGCAATTCTGATGGAGGAAGGTTTCAACAAAACACTCCAGGGTTACGGAACAAACGTAGACACTTTTAGAAAAAATTTAGCCAACTATTTGCAATCTAAATGTCAAGAAATTACCGTTGAAGATGTTGTAGTAAAACCTAAGAAGACCCAAAGTGTTGAACGTATTCTAAACAGAGCATTCACACAAGTATTGTTTAATGGTCGTCAACGAATCGAACCTGCTGATGTATTTTTAGCCAT